CAGTTTCGGGGTCTAATATTGTTAAGCCAGTAATACTGGTTGAGATGTCAAGTCCTAAAATCATATCCGAATAATATCAGATGTCAAGCTTGATCTTAAATGTGAAGTCTCGCTCTGCGGTTTTCTTTACTGGTGTTGCGACCTTAGCGATACCGATAAGGTTTTTGTCTTCATCGTAGATACCGATCTTTGAGATGTATGTTGTTTTCTCGAATGATCCGGTTGGGTCGGGATAGGACGAACTAACAATGTTCTTAACTTCAATTGTATCGCTTTCTATGTATCCAAGCGATCCAGTAGATATTAAAGTCTCGGCGCCGTTAGTTAAGAACGATGGATTATTGGAGTGGTTTAGTTCGCCTTTAGGGGCGTTTGCAAACATGGTTAGGACTTGCGTATTAGTCGTACCACTCATCACCATATTAAAAGCAGAGCTAGGAGCCGTTATTGATCCTGAGATAGATTGCCCAAAATAAGTCCAGTTTGCAGTGCTTAAGCCAACTGAGCTAGTATAGTAATCCTGATTTACCGAGAGATCTGCCGAGCTTGTTAGAATAATAAAGCCCTCATTGTAAAGCACCAAACCTACAACTGTATCTGTCAGGGATGAATCGCCATATGTTTGTATTAGCTCTCCATTTCTTTTAGTATCTTGGGCCCGGGCAATAAGAGATCCAGTGTAATAAAACTCTAGGTTTACAGAGCCTTTCTTTATTTGGCTACCGTAGAATATACTTGGCATAGAAACCAAGCCCAATGAAGAACTATCAAAATCTCTATTGTGTATTCCAGCAGTTACCGAATCAACTGAGGATGAATATTCAAAATGAGGTGATATATTCCTGTAGTAGTTAATCGTGGTTTTCAGCGCTCGGATATTTGATATAGATCCATTACTAGTAATTGTAGGTCCTGTTGCAGACTGGCCTATAACGGCTGATACAAATCTAGCATCTGTTGCTGAGTAGAACTCTTTTGATATTGAAGCTGTATAAGGATAAAGACTGCCCGTGATAACATCTCCTGGGTCTTTTAGATTAAAGGCTTCAGATGTGCTAGTTCTAAAATTTAGTCGCGAACCGTCCTTGACAATCCAAGGATATATAATCCCGCGATCTTCGATGCCGTCAGGGCCAATTGTTTTGCCTGTTGAAGAATCAACGCGATCAACATTTAGTTCATATAAAGAAACATTGCCAGCGTCAGTTAATCTGATCGGGTCTGCATACGCACCGGAAATGTTGGGCGTGTTGTTGTAGTAAGCTGAACCGCTATAAATTACAAATTTAACTTCTGGAAATAATTTTAGAGTATTGGTAAATACGTCGTTCCTGTTAAACTTGTAAAAAGACATTTAACGCCCATAACATTATTAGTAATCTAATCTTACGCGAACTGTAAACTCTGTTGTTGGATCCTTTTTAAGAGGCTCCGACAACTTAGCAACAGCCATTAGTTCATTGTCTGGCGAGTATAGCCCAACAGTGGTAGCATAAGACACCGGAACATCAGCAGAGTCATTCTTGACAACTAACTTACTGGCACTTAAATATGTTGGGTTTGCCGAATAATTAAACTCATTATGATTAGCACGGCAGAAATATATTGTCGAATTCAATTCAACTGAGTTATTGAAGGATAGATCATAAATTCTATGCCTAAACTCATTGCAGTTAACTTGAATTGTCGACCCAGTGAGGACAGCATCAACATCTTCTCCGGAAGAATTCATTTCAGCACTGGCACTAAGAAGACCTGAGAATACTGATGCCGTAACAACTGCGACACCCGCTTGGTAATAAATTAGGCCAGCAGGCTGCTGGGTTGAGCCTGTAATACCATCTAGTGGAACATTCTCGGAATTTGTGGCATACAAAATTCCATACTCACCAGCGGGTGAATTAACTTTATAAGAATTGACACCGTCTGTATCTCGTAGTTTGATTCGATCTACAAATGGGTTCGCATAACCACCAGTTACGCCCAATTCAAGAGTAAATGATCCTTTTTTAACCTCATCCTTAGTAAGAAGTCTTGTAAAATTAACCACATAAGCTTCATTAATTTTTGTTCCGCCATCAGTTAGATTACCGTCTTCATCAAATTGTCTAACATCATTGTTTTCATCAAACCCAACAAGGACCTGAGCCATCTGATTGTAGATATTGATCTTTTTGTCATTTTGGGATGAAGCGGCGCCCGAAAGGCCAGACACGCTTGTATAACCAGCTGTTAGATCAAAAATGTGGTTGGCAGAAGAACTTAGATAAGGGTAATCATAAACAGACTGGAAGATACCATGAGAAAAGTTCTTAATGTTTTCGTCTGCATAAGTTCCAGATACAATCTGCCCAGTAATAGGAATGGCCTCGTGAAGAAGGTTCCTTGTAGAAATTACATCTTTTGCATTTAAAGTCTTGAATGTTGTAGCCATTTTTTATTCCTATACCGATTTAATAAATCTAATTGGGACATCTACACGATATCCTGTGTTAACACCTGTTACGCGAACTGTTGAATCAATAAATCTCCACTGATTTGCTGATAAGTCATTCCCCGATGGATTAGAGAAAGTCGTGGTAGCCAAGGAGCCTATCTGAGTAAACAAGAAATCACTTGTTCTCAGATCCAGCGAAGATCCAATTCTAAACTGGAACCTAGTTCCTCTCGGGCCGGCAACTGAAGATTCGGTTGTTCCACCCAGGTTAGTTACGTAGCCTGTTCCGGCAGTCAAGTTAAAGAAGTAAGAAGCAATGCTGTCATCATCTATAAAAGATGGAGTAGCTCCTGGGATAGCTGTATCCGTACTTAGTCTAGTATTAGTTGCTGTCGGTGATGACGGAGGCGGGAATATTTGCCCCAACCGATTATCAAGCTCGACAATGTATTGAGTTTCAATCAAATCTCTTGCTAGTGTTTCTTCGTTGGAGACCTCAGTTGTATCTAGCCCCTGGTCTGTTGCGATGTGGGATATGTCATCGTTAGGCTTGTAACCATTTAGGATGCCCTCGGATAGAGTTCCTAGGTTGTCAACTGTGGTTTTATCTACCGGGATGACGAATGTTCCAGAAGAGTGCTTCGCTGAGCCCTGTCCTGCTGTTGTGAACAACTTAACTACCGGTAAGTAAAGTAGGTCGTTTCTGTTAACAGTCAAAAGCTTAGACTTCATAAGAGAGGTATTGTTTGTAAATGCTTCTAGAACTGGGGACTGAAGAATAGTAATATCGTAGTAAGCAGAACCACTGGTGTTGTTCTTATCGTAGAGACCGTAATCAATCTCATCATCACCTAGAGCGAACTTAGAAATTCTAAAGGTACCATCACCTTTAGCTAGTCGCATTCTGCCTGTGTCTGTTAGAACGGCGTCCAATATAATGTCGCCTGAATTGTCTAGAAATCCCATGTGTTTACCTCTCGTTATTTAAATAGTTGTTTGTTTTAAATAAATCCTATGGAGTTACAACTCCAGTGTTTTTGAATGTGACGTTTAAGTCTACTTTTCTGCCTGTCTTTTTGCTTGTTACTCTAATTTTTAAAGTCTTATCCCAGCAATCAGCGTCACCTTCGGGCCCAAGAATGTTATTAGAAGGTGCTTGGTTGGATGACTGTTCTGGGTCAATTGAAGCATTGTAAGCAACGTTTCGTAATGAAGGCTCAATATAAATATATCTTCTGCCGGCCTTTGTTTGAGAACTTTCTAATTTTTCTTCAAAATAAATAGTTTTTAAAATCAAATAAATTTGACCCTCGTTATCAACAAGTTCTGCCTCAAAAACGTGGGTTGGATTTGAGAAATTGTTATGTACATCAATTGCTCTTACGCAATAATAATATTTAGTGTTTGGACGAACATCATCAATTAAATGTGCGCCTGACGCTCTTTTGTCTATTGTGATTCTGCCACTAACTGTTTGGTAAGGCGCTTCCGCCAAGGCAAAATCTGCATACGAATTTGGTTTAGTTGTTGTTCTAAAAATTTCATATCGATCAATAGGGTCATCGTTCTTGTAAGTTATTTTTAAAGTCCGATTATTAATTTTTTCCTGCGCATCTTCAATAGTAATTGGATTATTTGTCTGCGCAACATACTGATTTACAACTGATTCTAAATCACTTTCTTTTATCAAAACCGGCGTTGCGTCAAACTCTCCCGTACTAGAGTTAAGGAGCAACAACAAACGGTTACTAACACCGCTGTATGGAACAATCCTAAAGTCTGGTGGGACCGGTGGCTTATCCAGTATCGTATTAACGTGTGACGAATAAGGAATAACTGCGGCGCGTGTATCCATATCGGTCTTAATTGTAATCTCGCCACGTGGGACTGGAGCATCATTGGCATACACTGGCACATTAAAACCATGCGGACCGTTTCTAAAAGATATTTTGTATTCACTTAAGCCGCCATACAAAGAGCCTCGTGAAAGCACAGATATTGTGTACTTAATTGCAAAATTGTCTTGAGGTTCAGCGTTATTGTAGTATCCTCCAAAAACTCTAGCTTCTATCGAATAGAGAGGATACCCGCCTGTTCCGTTCCGCTGAATGAATTTAGAGTTTATGTCAAACAAAAACTGGTTGACAGAAATGTTCTCATTAATATCATAGTCAAAAGGACCATACGATGCCTGAAGGACCGTACCATTGGTATAAATTTCTTCAAAGTCCAACCACCAGTTAGTTAGTGTACTCATCGTTTACCCTCTTCCGCCTACGCTCTTGATCGTCTGAACTATGTTCTTTGCTGTAGCCCTGCTGCTAGATGTAGTCTTGCTAGAAGCAGTTTTACTAGAAGAATTTTGATACGTTTGGGATGTTGTTGCAGAAGCAGCTGCTACTTCAAATGGATCATTGTTCGTTGCAGTCTTCGAAGGTGGTGTGCTAGGGGCGGCAGGTTGTGTACCGCCGGTGCCTGTACCTCCGGTGCCGCCAGTGGAACTCTGTGGAATTGGCTCCTCATCACCTTCTACACTACCATTTTGCCCTGGTGAGCCTGGGTCTGCTTGTTGGCCTTGCCCGCCTGTCTGACTAAAGCTGCCACCTAAAGTAAGCTGCGGTGTTGGACCGCCACCCCCGGTGGTGTCGACCAAAGTTACATCAAAGGTGGACACGCTACTACCAGAAGCCGCAACTCCAATCGCGCCGCCATCTAAATTACCATCAAGACCATCGCCTCCTTTGATGTTTATTAAAACCAAATTTAAATCAAATGCAGCTGGGGGGTAAGTTGCGCTCCAAGTTGAGCTAATAATCGGCGCGAAGGGTGGCGCGCCAAAAATATCATTAATATCACCAATCGCCGCAGTGCCATCGAGGCGACCAGTTGTGCTCAGCGGGATTTTATATACATAGTATCCTACTTGTGTAGCATCCCAAGCCACAAATGGTGTTTCCTCATCTTCTGGTAAGTAAGTAAACCCATTTACGTCTTCTAAGTTGTTAGCAATTTGGAATGTCTGAGTTGATGTAATATCAACATTTTCTTCCGCATAAAATCCTAGGGCATTGCCTATTGCACGACCCTGGTGAATAGAGCCAGAGTTGGTAATCGACACATAGTCGTGATAATAATATTGTTCGCCAACAACCAATCTAATTTGTTTGATATCGTATTGATACCGAACACCATACTTGATCTGTGTGTCGTAGTAAGTAATTCCTTTTTCGCCGCCAGTTATGTCTCTGCCAAAGAATAGCCGTTGCACCACTGTGCTAGGATCATTTGCATCAACTGATAATTGCCCAACTGGTATCGCTCTCTTCTCAACCATGTACATTATGGGAGTGTCTTGGTGATTTGAGCTATTGTCTTCTGTACTGCGATATATATTTTCGAAATTTTCCCCGGAGGACAACACTCCGTTTCTAAATAAGCCAAAGATGTTTTTAGCGGCATTCAATTGAGCAGGATTGAGATCGTCATACCATTGAGAAAAGTTATTAAAAAAACTATCAGCTGCACTTGGATCGCCATAATTCTGTATGAATGATGCACCGGACTGCGGCAAGCCATCACCAGTAAAATAATCAATTCCGTCTGAAAATATGAACTCTATATCTTGATACAAGCTATTGCTTGTATCTTGATCTATCAACGCATTTAACACATCTTCCACTCTTATCGCCAAGTCCACATTTTGACTTTGAGAGACGACTTTGTTTCCATCATTGGTATCGTATATCACAAAAGGTAGGGAAGTAGCCGGTGTGTTTGAACCATCCTCAGTCAATTTATATTCTTTGATAATTAACAGTTCCAATAAGGTAATAAAATACTGTGTCCATTCAAGCCCCAAAACACTACTGATTACCAATGCTTCTATAATAGGATTTCCAGCCCATTGGTTGATATATGGGATTGTTATCTTGTTATAGAACGGGTAGGTTTCAATAGCATAGAAATCGTCCTGCTCTGTGCTAGTTCCTCTATCGTCTCTTATCGTTCCATTAATGACATTTAAAATCCCATCTGCCACATCGTGCGATAAGACCGCGACGTTTCCAAAATATGTTTTGTAGTTTGGAGATAAGTTGTTTATATTGTTGCAATAGAACTGTAGGAAACCCTGAGAGGTTGAATCGTTCTCAGCTATGTTCGAAGAACTTAAACTACCTAATAGAACATTAATGTAATCTTCATTATTAATTTGTGCATTGTCAAATACATTGTATGCCGGTATCACAGAACCATCATTTTCTGCTGTGCTGATTGATGTTTCAATGTGATAGAAGTTTGGTATTAAAACTTCAGATACATCAGAAATAGCCGATTCATAATCAGGGTCTGTATCTAAAAACAAATTGTAAATTGATTCTATCTCAATATTGTATTCAGACTGCTCTAATGTTCGATCATAGTAACGATAATTGAATTTGTGATTAAAAATTCGATTGGCGGGCTTAAGACCGGAAGTCCAGTCTTGTTGCATTATGGGCTTAATATTTCTGGTGGCGCCCGCCATTCTCGCATCTGTTGTCAGCAATCCATATGGTATATCATCCTCAGTCGGCGGGACGTTTACATTAAAAAACTTTTCAAAATAAGGAATTCCAGCGAAAGGACCGTTGGGATTATTTTGTTCTAAAAGGTTCTCCATTGCAGGAACATTATTGATGTTCCCCTCATTCCAATCTAAAAGATAGTTTTCTGCTTTAAAGGTTATGGTGATTGTATCAAAAGAATTGTTGCCACCCGTTTGAGTATAGGTTGCGCCAACAAAGGGCCTAAAGAATGACGAATCGTCAACAGCCACGCGCTCATCAACTATCAGATCCCCATTAGCATTGGTTGTTAACGCTGGAACATTACCTTGCAGATCTCTATATTTATCGACTGATTTCCAATCATCTCTTATTAGAGGATGAAGCTGATAGTTTCCCGATCTTCTCTCGTCTTTGTTTAATCCGAGCAAGTTCGCATTTACAGCTTCATATACTTTAAAATACATTACTAATAACCTCTAGAATTAGTAGAGCGCGCTGCGGCGATAATAGCCTGACCTTCGGAACTACTTGCATTATCGGTAGTTGAGCGACCAGCTAATCTTTCGAAAGACATAGCTTGGCTTGTTAGATATTGACTCATAACGGCGCCGCCTGCTAACTTATTATTCAAATTACTACTAAATAGTTTCGTAACATTTTTCTTTATGGTATCCATTAGTCTATCTGGGCTAATATTGCTTGTTCTTGTATTCAGATCTTCATCCCCCAATACAAACAGCTGATCATATCTTTCAAGCTTAAACTTATTAGATACATTTAAAACATCATTCGGTTTTGTAATTCGACACAATACAGATGTATTTGAATTCTTTATATCATTAAATTTTTCAGAGTTTAAGATTTCCCAGTTATCACCACTACCAACAGAATATTCTACCTTCACAACAGAATTGAAGTTTATATTTTTTTCCAAGACGTTAAGAGACTCAAAACTATCTGGGGCTTTTGTTACCTGTACATAAGCTAGTGATCCAGAAATTTCTCCTATATTCGGAGCCTTTACACTTTTAAAGTCGGCTGCTTTTTGCTGCAGCATAAACTGCACTAAATTACTATCAACGTATTTTTCTCTTTGTGATGAATCTTGTTTGAACTTTATTTCTTTACTTCCAGAAACTTTTGTTTCAGCATCTCTATTTTCTTTAGTGAACCCGCTGGTGTTTGATAAGAATTTAGATGAGTCAAGCGAATTTACTTCTATTTGAGCTTTTCTTAAATTTGATAGCTTCAAAACTTTTGGCGCCAACATAACCCCGCTCAAGCCCAGCAAGTCTCCAGCTGCATCAGCCTGACCAGATTTTATATCAGAGTTTGTCTTAAAATTCTTAGACATTCCAATAGGGCTTTCATTGGCTTGTAACAAGTCTAAAGATTTATTAAAATCTATTTGTTTTTCTACTTTGATATTTGTAGTATTTGTTTTAATTTGGCTTGGTGATAAGTAACCAAATTTGTTTATGTCTAATGAATTTTGAGAAGATACATCATATTTTTCTGTTTCTTCTATTATTCGATTTTGAAATTGATTCAAACTTATTCTGCTAAATCCTAAATCAGATACTCCCACATCGGGGCCTAAATAATCATAACCATTATTTCTTGTTAAGCTATTGAAATAATTTTGTTTTGTATCGTAAACATACTTCAATTTTCTGACTAGCGGTACGGCACTAGCTATAGCAGAGTTAAATCTTTGCTTCTTTTGAATACTGCCGGTTGTTTTTGAGACAGTCTCAAACAATATCTGCACAAAGGTATTCAGAATATTGTTAAATTCTGCCAATGACTCTTCGCTGGCCGAGTACGGACTAGCGAAAGAAAACATATTTCTTGCTAGAAGAGCGACCGGAATTGGACCAACTTGCGACCCAAACATAAACTGCAATATAGAGGCATACTCTTCTAACGCAGATTTCCAACTATTATCAGATTTTAATTGAACTTCCCGTGCTACAACATTGGCATCTACATCGTAGTTTCTTTTACCATAGTTATTAAACTTAAGATTATAAGATTGAGCTTCCGTGATTTTGTTTTGTAGCTTTGTAGCCATCTCTGACACAATCTTAGCCGAGTTGTCATTAATGACAATCTCGATCTCGTAACGATAGTACCCTTCTAGCTCGTCCTTAATTTGACTATCGATTATTAATATCGGCAAAACTTCCAAACTCAAATCTTCAGAGTTTTTTTGTATTAACTTTACTGATCCATCCGATAAAGTTCCTACCAATCTTCTAGGGGAGTGTTCAGATATGCTTTGATTTTCTAGTCTTTGGACAGAAGTTAAAAAGTTACCGTAGTTTGCCGTATCTGATCTATTACGATAAACTTTAATATCAAGCAGTTCTGCCGTTGATAGCAAGGCCGTATCATTATCAAAAAGATATGATAGGGCTCCCTCATCTCTTATATACTGCAGGAAACTGAAGTTAGTGTGGATTTTTAGCGATCCATCTTTAGATCTAGAATACTCAGGTGCTGTGATGTACTTCTCTACAGCATCCGAAAGGCGAGGCCGATTCTTAATAATAGAATTAACAATATTTGTTCTGTAATCTTTTATTTTTTGATTTGGCACTTGAAATACTTCTAACCTGGGATGGGGGCTATTTACATGTACTTTCTCGGCCATTAAGCCAGTTTCGGGATGCATATGTACTGGTCCTACCCAAACATCTCCAACATTACCATACCCTGGAATAGTGTCTAGAAGCTTATAAATTAACGATGTTCTGCTTATAGCGCCAGCGGTCTTTACTTTCTCTATTACATGACGGCTAACATCAATCTGATTTCCGGTCAAGGTTAGCCCCGAAGTCTTTGTATCTTCGGTTTCATCAACACTATTGGTAAAGCATAAAATTGATAAATACTCAAGACTTCCGATGCTTGGTATGGTCATAGGAACATCAATAATTTTTGTATATAATCTTGAATCCTCCGTCTTGTTGTAATAAGAAAGAGTTCCCTCCTTTGAGAGATTATTGATTTTTACATTTTTAACCAAGTTTGACTGGCTTGATACATAGCTTTTAATGCCGTCAGGATTTAAACTTAGGATACTTTCCTCTTGCGGAGTAGTAATAGCCGTGACATTAAGATTAAAAGATCTGTTGTAATTTTCTCTAACGGTCTGCAAAAGAACTTTAACAATAATATTAAATTGTTTGATTTGCTCTTGTTGAACTTCAGAAGGTAAAATGATAATTTCCTTAATCAAAGGAACTGGTAGACGAGATTTAAATACTCCTTTGGCTACATTTAACATTAGCAAGGCTCCTCGTTATCAGAAGTATATAGGTTTCTTGAAAGCTGTGTTCTAGCAATTGTTCCCTTAAGGGTGCTTTCCTGAATGTTTAACCTTGTTATAACTTCTTCAGGCATCTCAGAATCAACAAGAATATTTGTAAAGAATTCAACTTTTTGATCATCTAAAACTTCGCCTAGATTCTGCGTTGTTAGGAATGTTTTCTGCGCATAAGTGCCATCAGAGCCAGACAAGTATACCTCTATTTCAAAGTTTTCTTTTAAGTTGCTTGTATTTCTTTCAACGACATCCAAAACTAAATAATTTTCCTGTAAGTACAAAGCAACACCAGCAACATTATCTTGTGTTAGCCGAATGATTTTTTCTGCCTCTTCACCAGTAAAGTCATCTAACTCATCGTCTGATGAATAAAAAGATTTGTAGTCCACTGTAACATCAATCTGAGGAATGTTTCTAACAATTCCGTCTGCTAGTCCAGTGTTGCTGGCTGTAAGATTAACGGTCTGATAATACTGACTTGATGATACCTCGCCTTCTAGAGCGTTAATGTGCCATGCTGGGGCGTACTGTGTCTTAAGGTCGCTGGTTCCAAGCGGGTCGGATCCTAAGAAAAACTTTTGTGCAAACTGCGGCGTATCTTGGAAAGCGTTTACAAACTCAACAGAATTTTCAGAAATAACATATTGGCCTGTGCTGTCTGTCTCTTGTAGCGAGCTTGAGATTGCGTCCAAAAACTGATTAACTCTTGTCTCTGCCCCAGTGGTACTTTTTTGAACTTTAAGAGTTGGCGTATCAAAGCGAATTCTTCTATCAGCATCATTCTGATCTTCAGAAAACCCAGCAGCTTCTGTGTTATATAAAACATCGTCGTCAAAGAAAGCATAAAAAGCTGGCTTCAGCCTACCAAGCTGCAGCTTTCTTTTTCCATACTCAGTTAATTTAAACTCTAGAACTTCTTCTTTTTTGTCGAAAAAACTCATTCTTCTATGTCACCCGAGATGTACCTGACTGTTTCATCAATCTTAACTAGTTCTACAAGTGAGAAGTAATCATATGGCCAGTTATAGCTGTAGTTACCTATAGTTTCTGGGAACGCCGATGTATCTTCGGAGATAAGCGATCTTCTGTATTTGTCGTAATTCTTGACTGCCTTCTTTTTGACCTTAAATACCATCCACTGAATTTCATCAGACTGATCAAAAATGTAATCTACTAATTCTCTCTCCTCAATCAAAACTTCTTTTTGCTCGAATTTCTCTCCAGCCTCTGGTGGCAAGTTTTGCCACATATCCGTAATATCTTGCTGCGTTACTGATTTGAAGAACTCAAAAACATACATTAAAATAGGCTCTACAGTTTTATTGGTTACAAAATCAAATTTCGGTGGGAAAACATATTTTTCCATATGCTGCTTTATTACATCATAATTTGAGCTTCTTTCGCTTATGCCGAAAAATTCTCTTCTATTTTTATTTGTTTTGTAAGGAATTGCTACAACTGCTTCTTCTAGTATGTTCGCTTCCTTTGGCTTACCAATTCTTATAGGAATACCCGCGTCGAAGCCAAGAACTTCTGCCAACTGATTGCTGCCAGCGGACTCGTCTTGTCTAATTCTCAAAAAGACACCCTCATTAGAAGAGGTTATCTGACTTCCATACTGGTGCCACATGCCGTTAATTTTAATATCTTGAGCATTAGTAAGGCCGGCTTCTACAGAGCTAGTTGCTGTCTGCGTATAAGAAGCATCAGCAAAGTTTAATATTGGAGTTTCAAACTTGGTCTGGAAGAACCAAGTTCTAAACTGCTCGTTCGTACCCTCGGGCACCTCCGTGAGGAAATCCGTAGTAATGACACTGTCACTCAACTTCATAAGATAATCTTCCCTCATCGTGTGAGGATAGGTAGTAGTGTCTTCTACAGTAATGTTCCCAGCAATCTCCTCAATTGTAGGTAGACCTGATCTTGGTGCTGTGAAAGTAATCTTGCTTGTTGTGTTGCCGTGATAGTAAGGCGGTACGACGTGCCCGAAGGAAGCCGATTGCTCTGGGTTTGTAGAGGGGTCAAGTCCCTGCCCAAGAGGATATCCAAATGCCGATTCTCTTGCGTATAAGTCAAATGCCGCTCTGTCAACCTCCAAGTTGCTATCAAGTGTTCTAAAGACCTCAAGCGTCATTGAATATGAGGACCCGCTTCTTACAGATTGAAATTGATCTTCACGCTTTGATTTCAAATAAGCCAAACCATCCATAAAAAAGTTTGTTGTTTCACACAAGAAGTTATCAATAGCCAACTCATAAAGTTTCTTACCAGCGTTTATCTTTACGTAATCCGAACCCGTAACAGCCGGAGGGCCGGCGCGGCTGACAAGTTCATCATATTCACTAACGCCTGTATCGTAAAAGGCGCCGGAGCCAGTTAGTAGATTGGTATCCAAGTATGACAATGGTCTCTGTAGAGCTTCAAAAGGCAACTTTTTAAGTATGTATCCATTTTGGTTCGGGCCATCAACAAGATTTATCATTTTTTTGTATTGAACGGTTCCTTCCGGCAAGTCAGTAGGCGCACATGAAGCCGTAGGGATACCCTCTGTTACCCTAACCGTCTCGGCGTCGGTCCCTTGGTTGGTGAGTATCATGTTACTAACTGCTAACCCAGACTTAATCGTGTTATACAAAATACCCGGAGCCATAAGAGGCTCCATAAATGCTCTATATGCCGCCCCTTGTCCTGTAAATGTGATATCACTACCTGTTGCATTAATTTCTATGTAATCGCCATAAGACTTAGATAACAACGTTGCTAATTCAAGTGTGCGCTCAACAGGATAGAAGCCCTTGTAAGGTAGGAATTTAAGAAGGGCGTTACAACGTAAAGAGATCTTATCTCTCTTGATCTTAAGATCTCCCGATCTTTTATCATTAAGACCTTCATCTATAACGCTGAAGTACTTAATAAAGTCAGAGTTTGTATATGTCTTGAAGAAGTTCGCTTCAGAGCTATCGTAAATTGTGGCTCCTGTTAAGTTAAATATATTATCTACGTCTGCCAGGAAGTCATTTGCTTTATCTTGTGTATAAGTCTCTATTAACTCACTTATTCTAAATTCTGGAACAATTGAATGATCTTTGCCAGCCAAAGCAATTCTCTCAGAATAAGATGTGTAACTTTGGTGTGGTACCTTGCCAGATTGTGAGCCGGCTTCCCACAAAGCGTCACCAGCAAATACTAGATCGCCGCCGGCACTTGATGAGCCTGCTGGCACTCTAGCAGCATACGTTGGCATTCCAGCAACACCCTTAAATCCATCGGGCTGGCGATAGAATCTAGAGCGCGAATTTAATAACTCTCCCTCACCTTCAGCGCTAGCCAATGATGAGGTGACAAAAGGCCCAATAGATTGCGTAGTTGCAAAGTTTATGTGCGGATCTAATGGCCAAATACTTGTTGGCGTACTATTGGTAGTACTATCAAAAACATACCCTTGAGAGTTTCGCAAACCACCATATTTTATTGATCTGTCAGCTCTGTTGTCATCCCAAATATTGGTGATAGTAAAATCTGTTCTTCTTCGGACAATATTCTTATATGCGTTAATTTCAGCTGGATACACTCTTTCTTTGTAGTCGATAATCGTGCTTAGCTGACTTGAAGTAACATATTCGAAAACCTTGTTCAAGGAAGTGTTGGCTAAATTAGGAGCAGGAATATTTAGACGATTGTTTAAAGGCTCATTAGAGAAGAAATCCAATTCATTGCCAAACGTCACTTTTAAAGACACGTTGTTTAGAGTATCGGAGTTTTCTGTATTATCCTCCAAGAGCACGCTCGTTGGAGCATAGCGGCTACTAATTGGCTGTTCCGTATAATCGACAAAGTCATTTGACTTTAATCCTCTTACATATTGATACGTTGTTCCGTCAGTCAAAGTAACCGGAACTTGAGGTGGGGGCGTTATTAAACCAATCTGGTTTGTTTCGCGTAGTTTTCTAGCAACCTTTGTTTCGCCAGTTCTGATCTGCTTCCAAGTTGGATACCCCCATGGGCCATTTCTCATTGATGTTAGAACATTAAAGTAATCTTCGTCGTTGTCCAGGGCTGGAGATGCCCAATAGTCAGCATTAATATAAGAAGCAATTGCATCTGAAGATAATGGAAACCCTTCAGTGTGTGTAGAAGCTGTTAGAGCATCAAGTACCGCTGTATTTAAGTCTGCAAAGGTTGTATCTTCATAAGCGCCTGAGACTATAAGTTTGTTTAGTACACTAGCACTGTAATATGTTGGAGGCTGTAGTCCGAATATCGCCTCTCCTGACTTTAATGAAGCTGTTACCCAAGAGTATTGTTGTGTAGAGCGCGGGATTGCGTGCTGAACAAAGAGGTTATCGTATACCGACGCCGTAAAGTACCCAGCCGACGAAGACTCAATTCTTCTTAAAGAGTTTCTGTTTGTCTTGTGCCAGGATGGCGTTGTAACATAAGTTAGTTCTGGCACGGACCCGAATACTGGATCATGACCAAAAGCTCCGGCATGTAATGTCGCTAATTGGTTTAGACCTCGTGGCTTGTTAATGTGGTCATTAACTCTGATCGACCCAGTTAGACTATTGTCTGTATTGGAGCCTGAAAGCCCTCTATTGATAATTCCCAGGTTTCTGTACGGAAGGGCGTTGTAGACAGACAATTCCTCGTGTGCCGGATCTCTATAGCCTCTTGACAGAACCTCATAAGAGCCCGGAGACGAGAATAGGTTAACAAATACTGTTTTATTAGAATTGGCGCCTATTCTATCCGGTAATGCGTAATCCAAATCACCACCAGTGTTTTCTGTAGTATCTGTTGTTAGCGGGAAGCGTCCTCTTGTCGCGAGTGTTTCCGGGTTTGGTGCGAAACTAAATGACTGATCTTGGAAGAATGGGTCGTTAATAGAGCGACCAGATGTCTGAACAACTTGATAGTTCTTTTGGTAGTTGCCGATTTGGTTGTGAACAATCGTTCCCGAAAGACGCGTTCCAACCGAAGCAGTCGTCATCAAAATGTTCTTAATGTTTACAGGACGCTTTGCAGTTTCGTCGCGAAAGCGTTGTGCCGTAGGAAGCTCTGGAAGCCATCCATGCGGCGCTGAGCCTGCCGGCGAATCAAGGAACGGATAGTTTGGCGGAATAATACCAAGAGCACCAGAAGCGCCTACAGGGATGTTAGAACTTCCAGTATTAAGGCCCAGCGCTAATCGGAAACCTTCTGCGCGCGTATCTCTGCTATCTGAACCAGCATTTAACTCAGAGTGGCGATAATATCTACCACCAACAAACTTCTCTGTAAATGGACTTTGCGCCGCAATATCAGTATCAATAACTAAATCATGATGAAGATTGGTGATTGTTACACCCGGCTTATAAGAACTAGAGATGATGGCGTTAAAAGTCGACTGCTCTGTTGTTTCATAGAGGCTGAACGGTGCCAACTTGTTGCCGTTCATTTTTAATTTGTTGTCATTATTTCTGTTGATGTCCGGGTTGAGGCCAAATCCTAATCTTTGTTTATAAGTTGGGAAAAATTCATCGTCTGTGTCTAACAGCCTTTCCACATCGGCATCAAACGACAGCATAATGTTAATTGGTATGTTGGAAGACTCACTAACCGGTCCGTATGGCTGTGTTGCTTGGAATACGAAATTGACATCTTTATTTTGATGTTGCCCGACACCACCGAGGATTTTATTTCCACCAATTGAAAAACGATAGGGCCTAAATGCTTCGCGCACAGATATCTGATCAATTACGCTTAATATTGCGCCTCTTGAATTGTTTACATCGCTGTTCTCTGAGATGGTCGGATTGTCTCTCTCAGCCTTATTCTTCCACCAAAGATAATTCTTCTTTTGGTCCGCATCTTCAGGCGCGTGATCATACTTCCACTTTTTTACTAATTCTCTAGCTGATAAACCTACCGTTCTTCTTCTTGGAGCGTGAGCAGGATAAAAACCAGTTCCTTGCAAGTCATCATCAGGAGATGAAATGGCATCTCCGTAGTCTACGTTTGAAGACGCTGTTGCTTCGAAAACCGACTTTTCGCTATCAATGAATGGGAAAACATTCCTGTACTTGCTTCTTTCTAAAGCGTGGCTTTCTACAACTGTTCGAACATTGTCGGCAAATTCTGCCGATGCTGGAACAAGTTGCCCCAACATGAACGATAATGACGAATCAAACCATTTATAGAACTCATAGAAACGATCAAAATCAATCTCATCGTTTCCAACCTTCTCAAAGAACTTTTGTCTTACAAACTTAAGAGTCTTATATTCATCGCGGTATCTGTTGACGCCGTCGCCAATTAGGTTATTAAAGTCTTTAAGACTTCCGAATGTATTAATCATCTCCTCGGAAATAACCTTGCTCATGCTTTTTTCAAAAGCAAAGAAGTAATTTATTGGTCGAGAATCGATCTTAAACTCTTTTTGATCTTGAGCATTTAGAACTTGTACTGTCTCTGATGGGGCGATTGTTTCAAGCTCGTTCAATCTAGCGGCTACAATAAAATCTTTTTTGATAGGCGATGTAGAAGAAGCCTCAAACCCATAACCCTTTGCGGTGACTTGTTTATTTACAATATCACCAATCCAGCCAAATCTAGTTGAAGCAAGTGTAGCGGATCCAGAAGACTCATCTTCGACCGTAAATTCACCGGATGCATTAGAGCCTGTGTTCTGACTAAACTCCCAATTAAATGCTAAGGTGTCTAATTTAGAAACTTCACCATACAAAGCATTAGCTTCCCACGGGAATGCGTATAAGCTTGGTCGAAGAGCGCCGTGATTTTCGGTATCTAGAGCGTGCTCCTGTAAAGCCTTATCTTCAACATAATCTAGCCAGAAACGGCAAGAATTAATCTTAACATCAGATGTCTGTAGAACTGTTCCGGTAACATTTGTTCTATGGGCCCCCAAGAATACTCTTCTAGAGCCACTAATAAACGAGTCCGGTGGAGAATTGATAGTTTCCGAGACAGAGAAAGTATTGACGATCTCGCCAGACCGAACCTCAACACCGCTAAATACAACAGTATAATTTCCTGAATCGGCACCATCAGCAAAGTAGGATAAAGGATACTTTTCTGGCTTAATTCTAACTGACAGGTTCCAAGTAGAATCTGTGTATAAATCCTCATAAAGTGAGGAGGTTAGTTCCGGAACGTACCCTCCAGCAGTCCCCGTAAGCATGAAGCGAGCGTTATCAGAATTTAATTCATCGCGGATTGACAGAACTTGGAAATTAACCGCATCTTGTGCGTCCCAAGTTGTATCAGTCTGGTCTGCAAGAGCGCTGTGAACACCAAAAATAGAAGAGCTAATAGCATTTGTAAAAAAGTATCCACCATCTTGAGATTCCAGAGGTTTTGTTGGGAAAGTCACATCTGCTTCAAGCGTAATAGCATAGCCGCCTGTAAGCTCAGTTGCTGCGGCTATAACACCAGTTGAGTCTGGATTTACAGATGAGGAAAAAGAATATACAACTGCGGACTTATTAATATTATTATTGAAATTAATTAACTTATCATTAACAAGAATAGTTCTTCTGTTTTCTCGGAATTCATACTCAGTATTCTGAGCATACATATTCAGTTTGATTAACTCATCATCAATACCGAACGAACGAATAAGATTTCTAAAAGACTTTTCAGTACCCTTTGTTTTGTAAATGTAAGTTAAGTTATTGTAAATGTTTTGGTAAATGATATTTTTTATATCATTCAAAGACTTATCATAGATCCTATCTTCACTTCTATCAGCGAGCTTCTCTAGGATGTCAGCATCCAAGAAAATCTCTGGAGCCACAAAGCCGTGAGAGTTAAGCTTCTTATAAGAGAAAGGAAATGGTTTATCGCTTCCACTTACATATTCAATATTTTTTAGATTATTTAAATCCGAAGCTTGAATGTGTAGAGTATCAAAGTAGCTAGAAATAATTTGTGTTAGATACTTTGTTTGTTTCTGTCCCTCTGAATCTTGTTCTGTAATCCAAGCAGGAATTGAGTTGTATATAGAAGCATTGTTGCCAACATCATACGCTGAGCCTGAGTTTGCTAAGTTAGCTCTAAGCGTTATAACATCAGGATGGTTTGATCTGATAATTGGGTCTAAAAATTCTTTTGTTGCTGCGTTAGAAAGAACTATCGCTGACCCAGTATTTCTTGAATTTGTTCCGTACCCGGTCCACGCTCCGTTTGTAACACGACCAGCATAATCCAACACAACACTGTCTGTTGAAGATACGCCAGTAATTCCCTCATTAAACTTGTAGTAAACACCGAGCTTTGTATTAACGTCTTCTTGTGTATCTGTAAACGGCTCTGGGTCTGTGTTAGTACCACCACCAACTTGGCTGATAAAATATCTGCCCACATCTTTTGAACTTCTTTGGGTCTTCCAATATCTGAATTCGTCTAAAGAGCCAGACAATTTACCTGAGTAAGCAGGAGCAGATGTGCCGGCTGGACTGGTAATCGCAGCAGCTAAATTTGCTCGTAAAGCTCCGGTAACTTCGTTAATTCCAGATGAGCCTTGTGTAATTGTGCTTTTTAAGGAACCATCAACATAAAATTTTGTTTCAATGCCTGCGGACGCTGATATAAGGCTAACAGCATAATGGTGCCAATTGCCATCAGCAACAGACGCTGTTGTAAAAGTAGAATCATTTGTTAATGTCTGTCGTGTAATACCAGTTGTACCAGACAGAGCAGTAATCAAAAATGGATTCTGCCCATCAGCGGCGCCGGTAAGCTCAATTGTTAAGCGACCATAGGTTGGAGTGTTGTATGTTTCTCCATTCCAGAGGTCAAAAATTATTTCTTTCTCTGTAAGAGATGTAAGGAACTCGTCTTTTTCTAGCCAGAACTCAACTGTTACACCATCATTTTGAAGATCATATTTAAGATTACTTTCGCGGTTTGTACTTGTATCATAATAATTTGAGCCTGTGAAGTTAGTAGAGAAAGGACTCATGCCATTAGGGTTGGCATGCGGCCCTCCTTCAAAGTATACGTATTCTAAATCGCTTGATAACCCATAAGTCTCTGTTATAGATGAGGTTCCCCAACCGTCTGCTGAAAAGATGGCATAGCCATTTGTTCTAGGATATAGATTGTTTAAAATATATAAATCAATGTAAGTTGATTGATTTTCCCATTGTAGCTTCTCTCTTAAAGAGCCATCATAAGGATAAGTATCATAAATCCTATCTATTGATTGAATGTAATATTCTTCCGCTGAACCGTAACGAGCAAAATTAGCTGGATCAGAGAAGTCTACATTCGGTATAAACCGCTTTTCGTGCTTTATGTCTTCTTTGTGGTATCCAACCGATTCGACTTCTCCACCAATATCCTTTGCGGACTTGTTAGAGAGAGAACTGACTTTTGTAGCTTTATCAAATAAGGTTTTGAAACTCATACTTTAATTATCATTCAACTCGAAATTTAAACGTTTGAGGTTGCTCTTGCCAGTCACCAATACTGTCGTTGTAATAAGACAATCTTATCTCATACATATAATCTGGCTCTAGAAGAGACATATCTAAATCAAAGAAATTTCCTTCCTTATCGTAAGACAAGTAGGTGCTTAAATCTGACCCGGTGCCATACGGGATAGCTGCCAAATTATCTGTGACACGATAAATGCTGTATGAAGCACTCTCGATAATATCAGTTGGATTGTTTGCTGTTGCAACTGTGTAGATGGTTGGAGACCAGTTTCTGTCGCGAACAAAAAATCTAAATCTTGCTGTGTCTTGTATAGAGTATTTCTTTTTAAGATTCTTGCAAGATGTAATTCGGTTAAACGTTGGAGCGCTGTCATAAGTTGGCATCAATTCAGGGAAGAACGAACCGGTAAAGTATTCAACTCCTCCAGAATGCCACACATCATGTATCTCTTGCAGGGGCGTAGCAGCCGCTGTAAGGGCGATTTCGCAAGAATAGATGCCAGTGCTCACATAACTGCCAGTAGCGTCTGTATCGCCAGTAGAGACGACGCTACCACCAGCCTGGAGAGATAGCTTGGATCCTGCCGGAGTACCGAATGAACTTGAGTAGAACGAAACAAGTATATTGTTTGTTCCAATAGCCGGAACATTATTCAAGCCACGTCGACCATAGTTATAGAATTGCAAAGTGTTCAGGTTATCTGCTGCTGGTGCTCGCGAAGAAGAGAAGAAAAAGTTCTCTCTATCATCCATTGTGCGTGAGTCCCAACGTGCTTCGATAACAGGGCGCTTAAAAAAGAACTCTGTTGAGCGAGCAAAGAATTTCTTTGTGTAGTATGACTGTGTTGCGCCTACAGTATTTTGAATTACAGAACCTGAATCAGTTCCCAAAGACGAGGAAAAATAAGCTTCTTGTGAAGCCGTTAGACGTATACCAAAACCGTAGTTATTGTATTCTCCTCCGGAAAATCCCTTGATCCAGTTTTCTACAACTTCAGAAACATCTAATTCCAAATTTTCATAACCCTGCTCAAATCGAACGTTATAGTTGTCTTGGGCTAGGTAGTCGCCGCCAACATTTGTCCATCCAGCTGTAGAAGAAGCAGATAGCCAGTTTGAAACGCCGATGTCCTGATACTCGTCCATGTCAAGGCCGGCGCCCTCCGTCCAAGATTGTGATACAGGGGCGACAACCAAGTTGAAGTCTTGCGGAAGTGTGAATGGATGCTCAGCATTGAACATCTTGAGATAGAACGATACAGAGCCAGATGCCGGGATTGTGCCAGCAGTTCTGTCGGCAGAAATGGCTGATACTGGGAACTGAATTAGAATTCTTGAAAGCTCTTGTGATTGGCCATTAGAGCCCGACTCTTGACCATAGATTGAGAAGACTTCAAGCGAATCAGCATAGCCCATATTGGCACCGGTACCTCTCGTAACCAAGTTGGCTTCATATGCATTTGTGATTGTATTATCAGCACTAGCTGTATATCTGAGAATTGCCATTATCTAATAGATCCCTTAATATCAACATTTGGATACTTTAATTCAAACACAATATTAGGTTGCGCCTCAATCATCCTGCCATCTGACGACAGTGCAGCATCAAAATCATAGTTAGATTCGGAGTAGATCCCACCAGACTTAAGGCCGACATCTACAGATGTTACATCAACTACGCCATTTACTTTCTGAAGCTCACGATATATGTCAGTTATTTTTATTGGCTCACCAATGTCTTGCTTCATAATAAATTTGGATGTCAATCTTTCGTTGCAACTATTAATCACATCAAATCTATTGGCATTAATATCGGTCAGTATCTCATAGCTAATGTCAAAATTAACAATTTCAGCATCTAAAATATCTACCGTATCCGATATCATTTTATATTGAGTAATCCAATTTTTTAAGTTATTCTTAAGAGTTGTATTAGCTGCAGTTAATTTACCAGAACTATTTTCTGAAATTACGTAAATGTTAACATTTCTTTTAAATTCATCCGGATCTTTAAGAATTGCTGCGCGCTTTATCATTCCAAATTTTGCCGGCATTCCATAGCAAATGGCCTGATAGTCCTGTGCAGTAACGGCTCTGTTTTGTGTCGCGAAGTAACTAAATGCTCTTTGGCGGATCTCTTCTGAGGATGGAAGGGAAACACTTCCAACAAACTGCTCCTCATTTGTAACTTCTAAAGAATTGATTACAGAGTTTCTGTTCGCAGGAGAAAGACTTCCTTGATTGTTAAATTTAAAGTTAGCATTTGCTACACCATTGATTGTATCAACAGCTGCATTAACATCAGAAGTTGTATTAAAGCGATACTGAACTGTCAAGGTTGTATTTGAAGGTCCAATCCCAAATTTGTCTGTATCTATTAGCTTTGTTGGATCAAAATCCGAATCTGTTGTGTAAGTGCGACCATTAAGATCTAGAACCACTTCTGTGGGGTCAACAACTGGATTTGTGAGAGAGTTTGAATCAGACCCATAACCAAATTGAAGAAAAGACAAGCCATTTAAGGTTTCCACAGTAAACCTTCTTGCTACTGGAACCGCTTTTAACAAATTAGGCACTGTTTCTCTGGTTGTAGTTGTGTTCCTAATTGCTTTGTAGATTATGTTTTGAGAAAGATGGTCTACTTCAAAATACTCATTTCCCTCGGAATCAGTAACTTTTACAATGTTGGAGACGTTAGAAATTTCCAACGGTACTCTTCTAAACCTAACAAAATCTCCAATCGAGATTTGTTGATTTCCTAGTCTACCTGAAACGGCTATTCCAGTGGCACGAATAACATACGTTAATGGAATTCCTGTTGCCGAATCAGCAGAGCCAACAACAATCTGGTTGCCTTCTAGAGAAAAGTCTACATCACCCAACAAAGTGTAGAAACCACCACCTGTCGAAGAAAAAGTAGATCCTGCTTGAAGAACCGGTATTAAAGTAGCCTCTGGCCCTAGTCCTAAAGGAGAAGCCGGGACTTCAACAAAGAAGGTTAGTCGTCCATAAGAAGAAGGACTAGTTTGAAGCTTATATCCTAATTGTCTTGCCAGCTTAACAACGTTGTCATACTCGACAGCGCTGTCCAAAAAAGTTTCATTCATTTGGTAGTCTAAATAAAATGAAAGAATGTCACCAACATACGAAACCGTATCTAACATTAATGAGCCAAACGATGCTCTATTAAAGTCCTTATAAGTATTAGGATAGTATCTCTTTGCGAAGTCTTCTAAATCTCTACGAATTGATTCAAAATCACGACTTGTATAATTAATTGCTGTGTTTTTCTTGGACATCTATTAAACTACCTCTTGTAATTAGTTTATGTTGTTATTAACCTCTACGTTTAAAGCAGCGTTTGTTCTAAGTGGAATAATATTAAAGTATATCGAAACAGATAAATTATTTGGAAATAGATCCGGGTTGTCTTCGGGGACTGCGAAATCTATTCTTTCTATTCCAATGTAAGGTAAATATTTCTGAACTTGTTGTCTTATCTTACTATCAATTTCAGAGTACGTTGATGGGGTGTTCTGCTCAAACAAATAACTTTTTAGCCCAACACCAAATTCAGTATCCATTATCCTCTCACCCGGATTGGTTAGAATGAGCATTTTTAAATTTTGTGTTGCTAAAGTTCTAAAGTCTGTAATCAACCCATACGGGCCATATACATCGTCAAATACTAACGGTAATCGTGGAGCTAATCCAGAAGCCATGTGCTGCCCTCCTCCTTAAATAGTTGATTTATTTATTTTAGCACTCCTCTGGTGGGGGAGGTTCAGTTGCATCAACATCTTCTTCCGCTAGTCCCTCATCTATCTTTACCTTTAGAAGCTCAATTAGCAGATATAGAATTCCCAACGGAGAAGGAGGGGCCATAAACATGCCAGCGACTGTTCCCTTGAAATCAACTCCGTCAAGAGTAATTCTAGGTCCGAATAGAGGCTGCTCTTCAGCATCTGAAGCTAATGGGCTGTCTTCCCCTGTAGCACCAGTACCAAGAGTTTCGCTTGTTACTTCATTAGTAATGCTGTAAATACAGAATAGAAGCGCCAATATATCATCACCTGTGATACCAGCTAATGGGTTGGGTGCTTCGGGATCAGAGGGGGCGGCTGCATCAAGCCCAGTCTGTATGGCCTGCGAAACCGCTATGAAAGCTTGTCCTGTAACATCCTTAATAATCTTTGAAATTGCAATGTGCGGATCGATCAACTCTACCAAACCCTTAAGAATTTGAATTGGTGTTTCTCTTAAGAACTTTAAGAAAATCTCTCTTGCGAGTGAGCCCATATCCTGCTGGCCATTGTTCGCCAAAGTATTTTGGAAATTATTATTTGGAGTATCTGGAAGCGGAGGTCTTGTTGAAGCATCAGTCATATTCATAAAGTTTATGATTGCTCGCTTTGTTCCTCTAAATGCGTCTGTAATGTCCGAGAAGAATAACTCTGTTAAATAAAAGTTGTGTAATATAGGACCAAGAATAATCGCATCTTGATTAAATACTTGGTTCTTAAAAAGCTGATACTGCGGGTCTTGCTTGATTAGGGCAAGGTTTTCCTGTCTTGTGTTGTTAGGATCTGTCGGAATTATAAAAAGAGGGGTGATATTAAAATTGTCATCAACTAAGCTTAAATTTAGCTGATCAGCATTCTGCAATGGAGCTCCCGTGGCAGCCTGGGAGTTATAAAGCTCATAATGCGACATTGTTACACCATATGCAAATGAGTTAAACCCTACTTCCGCGAGGGTCTGCGGTGAGATACTCGCGGCAGGATCATAATCCAGCACCGTTATCACATCCTCCAAAAACACATCGTCAAATGATTTGTTTTCGCCCTTTGGATCAATAATGTTGTTTATTGCGCCCAAGGTACTTCTTTGTCCATTGTCCCAAGTATAATACAATCTCTCCTCAACCAAGAAGCGAATAAGAGCACTATCATTTAATGGAAAATTGGCTGCCGTTCCATCATCGTTTAGTTCAAAGCCTTGCGGAATTTGGAAAGGAGGATAAGCGTGGGCAATTCCGCCATTATTGATGGTTGACTCTCTGCGAGATACTCTATCGAAGTAATTAAAGAGTTCACGCTCTAGAATTGAATTCCCATCAGATCTAATTTCATTAAATGATGCCACTAATCGGTTGACCATGTATTCTCTCATAACAGGTAGATCGAGTAGGGAATCCATCTTAAATGCTGAGAACACAACAATGTTCTTAATCACAAACTCATCTATTATTGACTGGATTAACATTAGGATTAAACCGTAATAAAGAGTGTTTCTAGTTTTGTCTTTTATGGACCCCTCGTCATAACAGGCAGCTGCGGCAAACTCTTTCTTCATTTGATCTAGAATTCCTTCTGCATCAAATAAATCCCCAACATCGCCGGGGTCACACAAATCATTATTTTTAAAGAATTTTAGATTATTTACCTTAAAAGCACTAAACGCTCCATTGTTTAAGATGTAGTTGTAAAGTTTTTTATACAACGAGCCATACACCGAAGTGTATTTTTCTCCTACAACTTCTTGAACAAAAGACGCATCGCCCAACGACTCATTTTCTGCGATAGTGATAGGCTCAACAAAGCGATAAATATATGGATTTAATTCCAAATCTTGATAAGCCTCGCTGCTAGGAAGTTGTGAGCTTTCAGGCGGAACTAGATTACTAATCTCGCCAGATAAAGATGGATCTATACTCTGTAAATTATAAGAAACATCTATAAAGCTTTCTAAGTTCAGAGACCATTTTGGATACTGTACAGAAAACTGCTGGTTTCCAGAGAAGATAAAATCTAAAGTTAATTGTTCTTGACCAGACGAATTATAGTTTGTCTGGTAAACAGCGCCGGCAGGGGGTTCTCCCACAACCGCAGGGACATAATCATAACTAAGAGGCTGTACAGCTTCTGCAAACCGTTTACGAAATGCCTCTGGGAATACATATTTCGTGTGTGCGGGTCCAGTGCCAGTCGCCTGATCCTGAATGGAAGTAATTTTGTCGTTTACTTCTTCAATGACCCCCGGGACTTCGCTTAATCCGGCTTGTATGGCAGCAACCACAATCCCAACGTTATCAATAATATTTTGTATTTTCGCATTATCGATATCTTGACATACACCACTTTGGGCTGCAGCAACAACTTCTCCAGTTATAGTGTCAAAAAATCCAAACATATCCGTGATAAAGTCTAAAACTGCTGGATCCAAGGAGGCAGTTGGAGGCTGAATTCCTAGAGCACCGAACGCCCCGGCAACATTTGGATTTATATCGTTTGATACTGTAGGCTCAAGCAAGGACGTGCGCGCAGCTTCAAGGGACCCTGCCATATAAGTCTTTGTTGTATCTAAGATGTTATTGAACAAATTAGGTAAAATTGTTGTTGCGATAGGATTTTCAAGATAATTTGGAGAATCCGGACATAAGAATTCAATTGGAGGCGCTTCTAATACAATTCCGTTTTCCGCAATGGAGATCAATTGTTCCAAAGCAGGGGTGCTCTCAAAAAAGTCCTCATCTAAACATATGTTGCAATTTTCTACAACTTGTAGCACATTATTGTTAATAATTTCGTTACAGAAGGTAACCGTATCAACGTACCGAGACATTCTAGCAAAGTAACTGTTTATCCTGCCTATGGTGTTTATTCCATTTCTTATCTCTTGCAAGGGATAAGTTGAGTTATATTGCAGAATATTATTGTATGTTTCTTCTTCAACTTCTGTCTGCGAGTTCAGTAGTCTGCAAACTTCAATTGGGTCCAATATGCTCGACACATCGGAAAAGTAATCGTATACTTGATTTAAGACTAATCCATCTCCTGCAAACTCGGCTTGTAGTAATTCTTCTAGATTTGGAAAACTAGCACTTGCTTTTTGGTTTTCCTGTCTAAGTCTATCTCCGACATCTATTAAGCCCTTATTACCTCTTAAAATGGCATCACAATTTAATCTGATTAATTCAACTATAGATTTAATAACTTCAAAAGCTGCATTCGCAATTCCACCTAGAATAATATCAGCTATTTGTTTACCAATTGGAGGATCGCCAGTTACTGAGAATGGGAGGCCAATCTGAAGTTGCTCTCCCAAGTTTGGCCTTTTTATGTCTATGTCCTCTGACGGGGGTGTTGGTTCATTTTTTAGAGACGAGGCTGTCTCCACAATTGAATTTCTTACGGATTGTGTAATCCTAGAAGCAGTTGCTCCCAATCCTAACGTCAAACAAATAATAGCCTCTTTTGCTAGCGCTTGAATTCCAAATTGGTTTAGAATTTGATTTATTATTTTTTGTTCTTTTGTTTTATTCGGGCCGGCTAGGGGAATATTGAAATTTAAAACTGCATCAATATTATCAAGCACTTGGATACCGGCATTTAGTTTCTTGGCTTTTTCCTCTTGTAAGATATTCTTTTTTACTTCTTCACTTTCGGCAACTTCTAGTTCCCTTAACAGTTCTTCATTATTTTTGATTGTGCTAAATGTGTTTTCAAGCTGTTGAAAATTTGATACATCGATAAGATCATCAGACGATCTATTGCCAAAAATGTTATTTCCCGGCGTCAAAGAGCCGGGGATATCACCAATCTGCGGCTTTGTAAATGACCCCTCTACTCCTAGGGTCTCAAAAAAATCAGTTATTGATTGCTGTTGAGTTAAGTTGGATCGCCTCTCAGAGGACCGGATTATTTCTTTATAGTTTTCAATTGTTTTTAAAGCTATCGGGTCGTTAAAAACAGGATTGTATTTTAAGTTTGTAAAAAGACCTATTTTAGCAGTCTTTATTTCGCCCTGTGTCACATTCAAAACAAAGTAATCAATACTTACAATATTTGAACTGCTATCAAAATATATCGTTACGTAGTCGGAATCAAACAGATTACTTTGCTGATGTTTAAAGTCTATACTGCTGTAAACTATGTCTAGTAGTTTATTAACAATCCTATTTGTTGTAAACCCTAGTGTATTGGTATCAATCGAAAGAGGGACTATCCCCTTAAAAGACGACAAGGCAGTAGTATAACCGCTAATTGAATTTGTTAACTTATCCATAGCACTTGGGTAGTTTATGAATTCAAAGCTTGTAGCGTTACTTGACTCTCCGACAGACCTTTCATTATTAAAGATTACAAGAGCCTCTTGGAAGTCAGGAAGTTTATCTTCTTGTATGTATTGCTCTTTTACATCGTATATTGTTTGATTGTTCGGTAGCGTTAACTTATAGTTTTTAACATTTGGTGCTTTGTCGCTATTAAAATAAAGCGATTCTTCTATAAGCAACCTCAGATCTTCATAATATTGTCTATAGTCAGAATAGTTTGGATTATCAATGTCCTTAAGCAACGGATAATACTCTGGGAAATAATGCTCGATAAAGTAATCTGTGCCCAAGCTCTTTTGTATCTCGCTAGAACTATCACTTTTTACGTTGACGTAAAAGCTCATTAAATTATTAACTTTATTAATAAAAGGAATACCGGGTAAGCCTTTTTTAATTTTATTTTCTAACGAAATCGCTGATATTTGTGGGATGGCCATTTTTTTAATTTGTCCTATTGTATAAACTTAAAATATATTTATCGCCAGGGGCGCCCGAGTTCTCTAAGTAATCGTTAATTAAAGCCACTCCCTGTACGGGGATAGTAGCGACTAAATCAACCTCACAGTTTAAGGCGGTTAAGATATCGCTCTCTAGCCCCTTCACCAATGCGCCGTCCCCCTTAAAATCGGGTGCCGTTTCAGAACCATAGAAAGGTGACATATGAGTATGTTTTTGAACAGCTTTATTAAAATCTTTCTGATATTTTATAAAGTTTTCTAATATTGTTGATATAGCATCAACATATTCCTTAAAGGCTAGTAAACAATCTTTTAAATTTTCGCCCTTTACCATTGGTTGTAGATCCTCTGGGTCATTGCAGGCAATTAAATCAATTCCGTAGCCGCTTTTATCTCCGTTTGATAGTTCACCTCCTTGCGAATCTAATTGATCAGTTCTAGTAACCAATCTAATGCTCTCTCTTGCAATAACACGGATTGTGTCAGCTTTAAGAGCTACAGTGGATTTATAAAATCCCTTAGCATCCGATGTTGAGCCACCCCCTGTAGGTCTTTTCAAGCCAAAGTAAGAATCGACATCCGACTTTTGACTTAAGTAAATTCTTGCAGAGTCTAGTTTGAAGTCCGGATCAACAAAAATCTTCTCTTGTCTATTGTTCCTCGACTTAGCATTAAATCCAAGATTACCAGCAACTATATCAATAGCAGCACAATGTGAGTGTCCTTTGCCACCAGCGCCAGAAAATCGATTTGTGTGCCTATCTTTACCGAGTTTTATCGATGCATTTCCTTTTCTAATTGCCTTTTCATTAGAAGTCAGATTAAGTTCTGGAACATCGTAATCTTCTGTTTCTTCCGAGGCAACTCCTCTTATAGTAGCTTCCTCTGCGGGTGATGCATTATTAATCTTTTCTTTCTCAATTGGATCCTCGGGATTGGGATTTATTGCTGGGTAACTTCTTTTTGGCATTTTGTTCCTACCTATACTTGCTTTTTCCAAGCTTCTATAACACTACGTCGAGTGATAAAATTTTGTGGATGTAAGGGATCGCGGTATCCAGGGTTTTGAGATGCTGCAAGAGCCTTCTTATTTCCTCCAATTTCATAATTGTTGTCTTTGCCTATAGCCGCAGGATAAAAAACTAAGAAGTACCAATCTACTCCTTGATCATTGGATGAAATAGTTCTACTTCCTTTTAGATTTGAAAAATACTTCTCAACATATGTAAGTTGTTCTTTGGGGCCCATTGTAAGTAGTTTTTCTACTGTTGTACCCAGTCCTTTAGCTGTTTTGGGCATAAACTGAATTAAGCCCACTGCGCTCGTATTATTGTTGATTGCATAAGGATCAAAGATACCGCTTTCTTTTCTAAGAATTCTATCAAATGTCACCAATGGCATTCCTAAACGGATTAGCATATCTCGAAGCTCGGGCGCAAATTTCTTTTTTAATTCTCGTTGCATAGATTCATCTAAAATGGCATTGCTTTCCCAAGATCTATTGCTCTTTTTCTTAAGGGGCCCGTCCAAGCCACCTCGGGCAGCCTCAGAAGAGAATGTATACCCAGAAGGCGCCTTGAGAGTTTCGACACCTTTGGAATCAAATATTTGTTTTCTTAACTCCTTCAGATTTTTTGCTTTTTTCTGGCCAGGAGTGAGCCCTGATGGTGAACCTGCTGTAGATGTATCTAGTGGCACCCCAAGAGTTGTGGGTGTCCCGGCTTGGTGGGCTAATTTTATAGATGAGCCGTCCAAATTAATATCAAATAACTTTGGACCAATTTTCACAATTCTAGGATTTAAAAATCTTTCCTCATTGGTGAACGTGATATCTACAAGGGTCCCAGGCTGTATTGCTTTAAGAGTATTCGATTCTTTAGCACCACCAGCCAAAACAGCATCCGGCAAAGTATTTATCTTTTGAGCTAAACTCATACAATTGGGAGATTTTTCTTCCAATATATTCCTTGGGTCAATTTCCGGTACGTAAACTTTGTATATAAAATAGAAGTTTTGGTTCGTTGATTCCGTAGATGTCTTGGTTTCTATGGAAGATAAATACTCTAAGTTTTCTCTAACGGTCGTGAACGTTGGCGCATTAGATGGTAAGGTAGCCATCACTATTCCCGAAAAGAAAGTTTTATTTGCTAACGAATCGGCTGTATATGCCTTTTCAAGGATTGCAGATAAAGCGTCCGTTGTGGATAGCGTTCTTCTATCACCCGACAATCCATCTGGCGCTCTCAGGTCATTAAGAGAGCCGTATGTATTCAGGATACTCTCTAGTGAAATAATGTTAGCCATCTTCTTGATTCTCGTTTAGCAAATCAAACAACTGTTCTTTGTCGTCGGCTGTGAGACCTACTTGGCCTGTCTTTTGACGTTGAAGGATCGCAGCGAGCTTCACCATCTGCTCATTGGATCTTTGAAGATTTTCTACATACTTGGCCGCGATTGGGCCCATCTCTCTTCTATCGGCGGGAGAGGCTTTCATATCGGCCATTACATCCATTAGTAAAGACTTGGCCATCGCACGATCTTCTTTGATGTTTGTCGTGGTTTCTTCTATGTAATGCTCTAAACTTAGATCTCGCTGTTTTCCCATTTTGTCTTAAACGTCCTGTATCTCTTGCGAAGCTTATTAAGGTTATTTACAACTTGTTTGGTATTCAACCCAGTTATCTCGCGAAGATATAAGTAAATAGCTTTTTTATTGAAAATTTCTATTTGTTCAGCGGAGTCTAAAAGAATGCGAACAGCCATAAGAACCTTCTTCTCGTTTTCTTTTATCATAAATGAATCCCAAGTTTCTATCTCACTGTTAAGGGACATCCAAAATTCCATCTCTGATCTTTTATCGAAATAGCTGGGATCCTCGGATACTAGGTTTTCATCCAATTCGTTCAGAACGTCTTCCATAAAGACTTCTGTTTGTAGACGCTTCTTGGTTCTTTTAACCTTATGGATAAACCAGTTTTTAGTTACAACCGAGAAATATGAAAAGGCTTTGGAGCCTTTGTTTGGATCATATTTGTTTAGGATTGTTGTAAGCCAAACCTTGCAATCTGCTCTGAGATAGTCAATGTTTGGTAAGGCTGTAAAACGATAAGTGTAGATTATCTTGTCTACCATATCGTCAAATGCAGGCTGTATGTACTCTTCGTATAACTTTGATCGCAATTCCCTGTCATTTGTCAGGGCGTATTTAACTATTGCGTCTTCGTGTACCTGCGTAAAGTAATGATTTTTCTTGCTCTTCTTCCTCGGCATTTAGCGCTTCCTCTAATTCTTGTTCCAATTCAGCATCTATTGTATATTCAAATATCTCTCTAAAATTAGACATTTCTTCATTTACTTCTTTTATGCGAAGAACCAATTCTTGAATAATTGGCTCTCCGTGAAATGAATCCATGCTATACATATTCTTTACAAACACATGAAATGCTTTTGTGGTCAAAAATAAATCAGATATGTTGTCTGATATGAATACAAATTTCTGCAGTATCCTCGACGCATACCAGCCCAAAAACACGTTTACTGCAAGGGATATGATTAATACAATATAAATGAACATTATTTATTTTTATTTAGTTGTTCTTTTTGATGTTCTAGCTCTTGACGCGAATCTTCTATAAATTGCTCTGTAACTTGACCAACCTTATTAGATTTTGTTCCTTTTTTTCTCGTAATAAACGTTGTTAAGAGTTTTACTAGAGTGGATCCCGAGTCACACTTTGGACAAACCGATTGCGTCTCGGATGAAGGGTGGTATATAGTTGAGACTTCTTCACACGCTTTGCAGCGATATTGATATCGTGGCATTACCGCTTTCTTTCAAGCTGTGTGAGTCTCCTATCAATATCTCCTAGGTGCTTCTCTAAGTCACGAGCCTGCTGTCTTACGGCATTTCTTACAATAGTTTCGACTATTTCTCTGATTGCGCCTTCTGTTAGGTATCTTGGCTCTGTCTTGTCTCTTGGCTTAAACATTTTAATTTCCTTCCTCGTTTAAGACAACATTATTCAGGTTAAAAGTCGGCGGATTGGTAATTACCAATTCAAGACCTCCTTGCTGTTCGTCATCAATTTGAAAATTCATTCCCTGTAAGATTGGAACTATGTCAGTTTGTTCCATTAAGGATCTTTGTAGTGCCATCATCAAGGCACCCATTGCTTGATTGGATAGTTTCATTTGTCATTTCTCCTTTTATTTGACAATAGATTTAACATATTTGAGATCTTCATCATACATTAATTTTGCTAAATCTTTAAATTTAACTTTAGGTTCCCATTTTAATAATTTCTTAGCTTTTTCACTATTACCCAACAACAAAGGCACTTCGTGGGGCCTAAAATATTTTTCTTTAATTTTGACATGCTTGTTAATAGACAATTTTGCATGGTCAAAAACCTCTTCCAGAAACTCTTGAACCGTATGCGTCTCACCAGTGGAAATAACGTAATCATCGGCTTTGTTTTGTTGTAACATTGCCCACATCGCTTCCACATAATCACCAGCATAACCCCAATCTCTTTTAGCTTGTAAATTACCTAAATGTAGTTCTTCCTGTAGACCTAATTTGATGCGAGCTGCTGCCATTGTTATCTTCCTAGTTACAAATGTTTCACCACGGCGAGGAGATTCGTGATTAAACAAAATTCCACTTGATGCATGTAGATTATAAGATTTTCTGTAATTTCTAACTAAATTATGAGAAAAAAGTTTTGCACAAGCATATGGCGAAGCCGGCGTCATTCGACTTTTTTCAGTATAACCGGTTTTAGGACATTGGGCGTCTCCAAACATCTCCGAGGATGAGGCTTGATAGAATCTTATATTATTATCAATATTTCTTATTGCCTCTAAAATTCTTAAGGATCCTAGTGCCACTCCGTCGACAGTGTGTTCGGGTATATCGAACGATACCCTAACATGTGATTGAGCAGCAAGATTATAAATCTCATTTGGCTTATATTGAAGAATAAGTCTATACATAGAACCGACATCATTCAGGTCCCAATATTCAAGAATAAAATTAGGATTGTTGTAAATTGTATCTACCCTATCGGTATTTATTAAAGATGTTCTTCTCTTTAGCCCCACTACTTTATAGCCTTTAGACAAAAGCAGTTCTGCTAGGTAGGACCCATCTTGCCCTGTAACACCTGTTATTATCGCTGTTTTCAAGAAACACCCCTAACGTTTGGATAATTTACTTTAAACCATTCACAAGTGGTTTTTAAGCCCTCTTCAAGAGGCGTGTACCATTTCTTTTCCCACCCTAAATTTAGCAGCTTTTGGTTAGAGGATGGTTTACGGTGTTGTCCCGAAGGCATATTGGTGTCCCATACAATTTTCCCCGTATACTCAAAAATATTACAAATTATTTCTACGATTTCTTTAATAGAATATTCTTCTGTGCAACCGATGTTTATTGGCTCTGGTCCATCATAATTTTCCATCAAAAATATAAGAATACGAGCAATATCCTTTGAGTATGTAAATTCACGAAGAGGTGAGCCATCGCCCCAACAGACAATAGAAGGCTCCTTGTTTATCTTTGCTTCCCAAACTTTTCTTATGATTGCCGGAATAACATGGCTATTCTCTAGATCAAAATTGTCGTTTTCACCATAAAGATTATTAGGAATGGCTGTAATAAAGTTGCACCCATACTGTTGTCGGTAGGCCCGAGACATTACGTCGACCATTCTTTTTGCATATGCGTAACCAAAGTTAGACTCGTGAGGGGGGCCAAGGTGTAGCTGATCCTCCGTCAAGGGATAAGAAACATAAGGTGCATCGGGGTATATACACGTTGATAGTAAAGAAACAACCTTATTAGCCTTGGCTAAAGAACAAGTATTTAAAAGAGTCTGATTTAGAGTAGAATTGATCATATAAAAGTCGACTATCTCGTCTGTATTTGCTTTTACTCCTCCAACTTTTGCTGCTAAATGAATAACATTTTTACCAGTAAAGAACTCAGCATTATTGGACGCCGCTCTAGACATCTCGTTCCACAATCGACGCCGGTCAGGATACTCAGCTTGTGGTATAATATTTTTGAAGGCAGAGCCTACCATCCCTGACCCCCCTGTTACAACGTACAAGTACAAAATTATATCCCTAATTCTTTCTTATACTCCTTTACCCAGTCTTCTATAATCATCGTTGGCTTCCATCCTAAAAGCTCCCTTGCCTTAGAATTATCAGCCAAAGTGGAGTTAGGTTCTACTACGGCTGGGCCGTGAATTCTCTCCCCCCCTATCATATCGGCTATTTGGTTCACTGATCTATTATTTCCATTACCAATATTTATGACCTCTCCATTACCAACATTTGGAGATGTAGCAGCCAGTATGTTTGCTTTTACTACATCGCCAACATATGTGAAATCGCGCGACTGTTTGCCATCACCGTTGATTGTTAAAGGCACGCCCTGTAACCTCTGTCTAGCAAATATACCCATGACCAAACAATAGGCGCCCTCTAGAGATTGTCTTTCACCGTAAATGTTAAAGTAACGTAAACTAACTGTTTCGATATCGTATACATGAGCAAACATGGTGCAATATAATTCGCCTACTAATTTCTGCACACCATACGGACTAAGAGGGCTGGTAGGATCCGTTTCCTGTTGGGGCAACTTATCCGTATTGCCATAAGCAGAAGACGAAGCACTATAAATAAACCTTCTCACTCCATGGTCCACAGCCATTTTAAGCATGTTCAAAGTACCTTCTACGTTGGTTTTGTTGTAACTGAGGGGGTCCTCAATTGATGGCTGTACCCTAGCTTTGGCCGCAGTATGAAATACTGCTTCAACACCCGGAAAGGCAACAGCAGCATCGGAACTTTCTATATCTACCTCGTAGAATTTAGCATCCGGATTAATATTTTCTCGCTTACCGGTTGAAAGATTATCAATAATAACAACTTCATGACCTCTTCTAATCAACTCATCAACTAAATTACTACCAACAAAACCGGCTCCACCGGTTACTAAACACTTCATAACTCTATCTCCTTGGTTATATTATATAAAGCAGAATAATAGTTCTTCACATGTGGATCAAAAAATTCAACCCCAATGTTTTCCTCTTCAAATAAACTTACATTCAAATAATCTCTCCCAGAAGGACCCGAGATGTATGTAGAAGCATTAACGCTTTTACAAAGATTTACTAACAACTCTGAGCTGCTCAAGTCGTTAACTAAATTTGAGGCAAACTCCATTGGCACTCTAATTCCTAATTTTTCACGACAAAATTTAATACTTAACATGTTGATGTCAATAAGTTTGTCTGGTTCATAAACTCTTTCTAGGTCATAGCCAAAATTAAATTTCATTTGTTTTAGAAGTTTTTTACGCCAGCCATTGTCTGGCACTGTGTGCACGTCTTTTATCAAAGAGTTGTTTGATCGCTTATTCACCGGGATCGTGAACCACTCATCTCGCCCCTGTGCGTTGGGAAACTTATTTCTGTTTTGAAAATAATTCTTTCTATACTTTACGTTGTCTAAAACAATAAAAAGATCGGCTGCTTTCATCTTTTGAAAAAATCCCATATAAGGAAAATGTTCCGGTTGATGTATCGTAACCCTCATATTTAGTCTACCTTAGCCATTTAATAATCTCAAAGCATTCCGCATATCCAACACCAATTGCAATTCCGTCATTTCTGTTTTTATTTGTAAAAAATTCAACCCAAGAACTGCCGCGCTTACCTACCTCTGATTTATGGGCTTGGATTGCTCTAGTCTTTTTTTGAATATAATCTGTGATGTCGACGTAGAATCTTCCCCTAAAGGTGCTCTCCGAGCTATGCCAATTACTCTGATACATTAAAATACGAGGAATGTTTCTAGCTGCTATTAAAGTTGCTTTTGATATGGCAGAATGATCTTGATTTGCGTCTTCTACCCAATGTGTGTAAACTACATCTGGTTGTATCTGATCGACTAAGCGATTTAAATCTTCTATAAGTTTCACATTATACTCTACTTCTTTTGTTTCGTAATCCCATATTATAAGCTTATCAATGCCAAGTATATCAGCGGCCTCGACGGCCTCGGCGCTAGCCACCTCGCTAGTACGGATAATACGACCGTCATAATTAGAATAACCGCTATGGGTCACTAAAACAACCGTAACATCATCGCCATTATCAGAGTGACGTGCTAGGGTACCACCAAGTCCCAGTTCCACGTCATCAGCATGACCTGCAATTGCTAAAACTTTCATACTTCTGTGTTGTAGTGATCGTGAAACATTTGTATGATTTGATCACGACTAGGCGTGGTAACACCAATGTGATCAAATGGAAGCTCTTCTTCCACTTTCTCTATATCTAAAGGAGTATACTTATCAACATTCCAGTAATTGTGACAAGTAGAATACGCTTCCTGCAGATCCACAATCGATATTTTATAACTATGATCAACCGAAAATACTTGCCTCTTGGTGTTTATATTTTTCAATATTGCATCACAAACTTGCTGCACCGTGCAAAAATACCTAACTGCCTCCGTATTTACAAGAATGGGTTTATTATTCTGTCTTATCTGGTCCCAAACATCCAACACACTTTCAGATGAAAACAAGAAATTTACTCCCTGGAAAATACCAAAGTTATATTCGTAGAATATTGCTTCCATCAACTTTTTAGTTATACCGTATGTGCATACGGGATTGATAGCTTTGTCGGTACTAACCGCTATAGCATTTGTGACGTTTGCTTCCACACAAGCTTGAGCAACATTTTTGGATCCATTTATATTAACGTCTATAGCTCTAGTAGGATTATCTTGACATATACCTACGTGTTTTAATGCTGCCGCGTGGATAACATAGTCAACCTTTTCCTGTAAAAGGATGTTTTTTAAGGCAACGTAATTAGAAGCTATATCGACAGAGTAAATTTTTACTTTGTTGCCAAATGTTCTTTCAAACTTCTTTATATTCGACTCAGAGTATCCGGTCCCAATAACATCTGCTCCACAATTTAATAAATTGCTTACCAAAGATTTACCTAAAAATCCAGTAGCACCAGTGACCAAAACTTTTTTATTTTTCATGAAAGATCCTTATTTACAACACTATATCTGTTCCAAGAATAGCAGAAAATTTTTATTTTGTACAGTAAAATCAAACTCTCTATTTACTAGCTTCTGTAGATTATTTCCCATTTCCTCTCGCTTTTTTTTTGACTGTATCAAAGTCTCTAGTGAATGATACCACCCATCTTTTGAATGTGCTACAAAACCACAGCCATTTTGCAAGTATTGTAGAGACGAGGGATAAAAGTCTGCTACAACAGGAATTCCTAGTAATCCAAAAACTGCAAACCTGCCAGGATTGGAGGTCATCTTAAAACTTAAGCAATAATCTGTGTTAGGATCCCCCGTGGTTCCAGGTTCTTTAGGCGTTGCTCCAAGGTTATTGGGCACTAATCCAATCTGCGATAAGGACAAAAATTTAATATAATTTTCCATACTCCAAGGCGCGCGATGAATTTTTATTCCATTTGGCATTGCTCTATTATAGCGCTCGGGGTGGGCCGGCGAGTTGTGCATAAGTAATAACTCTATGTTATATTTTTTACCAAGCTCTTCAATAGCGGGAAGAAGAGTCTTATCTCCTTCCATAATGTGATAAGAATTACCATGATATCCGATATATATGGTATTTTTATCTCTCGTTGACTGAATAGAACTTATAAGATTTTTTGTTTGCTCATTTAAGTTTAGTTTTGGATATTCTACATAACGAGCTATTGGTTTTTTTGCTACTCTCCAGTAATCTTCCATCTCTATACTATCAACCACTAAGAAATCGCAATAGGATATGTCTTGCATTATTGCCGGTGTTCGAGGGTCTATTAGACCTATTTTGAGATGTGGAAACTTTTGTTTGGTACCCTTAATCCATTTATGATCATATGTCATAAAGAGCGCTACATCAGCACTAGCAAAATCATCGTCATGCAAGCTTATTCCAGGCATATCAGCAAATGCATCTTGATAAAAAACAGTTGCGGCCGCATGTCGATGACCACTATTAAAAACAATTTTCATTAACTTTTATCTTTCTTAATGACACTCTGAATTTTTACTAGTTCATCAATTTCTCCCCCATCTAGGCGATGTGTTTCCCACCATCCCACATCATAATTGTACTTGTACTGTCTTAATTTATTATTCATTTTTTTAGCATACTCAAAGGCTTCTTCCATGTGAGTTTTAAGAAATTCAAAACTGTCCTCTGTCATCACACCACCGTTATTGTGGAAACAGTTGTAAAGTTCCCGATACACTTCTCTGTGTACTTCGCAAATTGTTCGAACCACATTTCCAGACGCGTCTGGTGTTGTATTAGTAATATCGCCCATTTTTATTCTCCTTGTGTGATTAATTATTGTAACGACTTCTCATTGGCTATAACTTTTGAAATAGCTTCGGTATAACTTTCAGTAAAAGATTCTTGAGAAAATTTAGCTGCTTTTTCTAATGTATTGCGCACCATTACTCGATACTGATTTTGGGAAACCGTGACTGCTCTGGTCAGCGCGGCGGTGATGTTTTGAATTAAGTCACCCTCCTCACTAAGGTTAATCCCCTCGTTGGTAATATTAATGCCAGTCCAATCGTTAACTATCGGGACAAGGCCGGCGCGCATGGCGGTTGCTACCGAGGTGCAACACCCCTCAGCAGCTGAATGGAAAACCACATAGGAGCAGCGCGATGCTAGATCATTAAACACTGGTCCACCGGGCTCTATAAAGCCATGATATTCTATATTGGGAGCATTATGGATAAGAGGCCCATAATGATCAAAAAAACCTCGTTCACTATTAGGCCCGCAAATGTGAAGTTTTTTCTGCGGATCGCGCAGAAACGCCTCCACTACTAGATCTACTCCTTTACAAATAAATCCATTCCCCGCAAAACAAAGAAATGTATCAGGTTGACGTGTGTTGAGCCAAGGCTCATGAAATTGTACTTTAGGGGAACTAGAAGGATAAAAATTAATAATAGGCTTTCCGTATGGCAAAAAGCTTTTGGAGCTTTGATTATTTTCTTCCCCAATATTAAAGATATAATCTGTAGATTTCATAATTTCTAGCCAAACGTCACCGCAAACATTGGTGGGCGCCCGCATTGTTGGGACATTGCGCCCAGTTCGATCGTTGAATAACTTATATCGCTCAAGTACAAGCCGAGCTGATTCATCAGGCTGGGGGCCCATAGACAACAAAATTCTCACTGGGGCCCGTGATGTCTTCGCGTGTTTGGGGAAAGCCTGGCCAGAGCCCCCAACGCCGAGACCTAAAAACAAATCGTAATCATAACCGCCCTTCCAACCACCGTTGTTCCTATCTATCAAGTCGACCGCAAATCCCTTTTGATTGAGTATCTTGATAGCTTCTAAAATTTCCCAGTTATTAGTGTGGGTATACCGAGCGACATCTACATAAAAAGGCTCTGTTTTGTAAAACATAGCCGCCCTTTTGGTGGTGGGAAAACCATTGGTGATATCTTTAATAAGCATAAACTAAATCCTAATGAGCTTGGAGACTAATGAATAGAGGCCGGTCTCTTGTGGGCGCACAATCATAAACGAAAACTCCGTACCATAACCCAAAGATTCAAAGTAAGCTTGGTAATGGTGCTGGAGAAAATCTAGGGGCACATTTGAGGTGTCATCTATTGCGTAAAAAGTGTTGCGCCGGCACTGCCAGTCAAGCTTATCCTCATAGTTGAATGGTTGCGCTTTAACATTTAGAATAACTACACCACCTTCTTCCTTAAGAAGGAGAGGCAACAGTGGAAGTGCGTCGAAATGCTCACAATATTCATTGTCTTTGCCATAACAACCTTGTGGATTATCATAAATAACCATATCAAATATCCGGGGCGTGTCTAGCTTCAGGGCTAATATATGGGAGTCACCCATTTGAATCACCGAGTTATCAGGGAGATTTAATCTTAAGTTTGGTTCAAACTCCTCATTTACTTCCCAGGCATACATTTTATTTACACGTTCAGCAATATATTGCGTTTGCCAATCGCCCTCTCTTGCAAAAAAATCTAGCGCTGTCATTTTACCAAGCGAAACACCATGACTGGCAGTTAGCCTCCAGCAGATTTTCTTAATCGCGTGATCTCGAATAATCATTCTTTTACCAACTCAAGGATGTTGCGATTTTTAGACCCTAATCCTAGATTATTTTTTAACTTAAAGCCAGGGAAGATCGTCTCGCAGAAGGTATAAAACTCCTCCCAGTCATTAAAGTTCCAAGACGAGGTGCGTACCCACTCATCCCCATAAGGCTGTGCTCCATTCTCAAAAAGTCTAGCTTCTATAATAATCCTATTGCATGCTTGGGCGATCTTCTTGGCATTTTCCTTAACTTTATGAGTATGATGTAACACCGAAAACAGCATGATTGTGTCACACTCTTTTATGGCCTCAGCATCGTCCAAATCTAAATGGTAGTAGTCTATATTATTTCCTAATATATTAGAAATAATTTTAGCAACTATAACTACTCTAGTATCGTTATCAACGCCAGATACTTCGCAACCCCTGGCTGCAAGATACTGACATAGCAATCCTGTATTACATCCTATATCTAATACCTTTTCGCCTTCTTTAAATTGTAATGTGTCCAGTATACCGGCACGAACATTTACCTTTCTTGAGCCATCGGCAAAGATGTCATCGCTTTCTATTGTGTGATAAATACCAGTTGTGCTATTAGTGGTTCTTTGTGTCTTTAAAATTGTTGTCTGCCCAAGATTAAAACTACCATCTCTAAAAAGCTGGTCTAAATCCAATTCACTGTATTGCGGCAGATGTCTTAGCCAATTTCCAATACCATGTTCTTGTTTATCATATTGAGAGCAAAAATTAAAGAATGTTTTATTTGGAAAGGACTTTTGCTCATCAGTCAGTAATATCGCTTGATCATAATCAATAATGTAACAAACACTTGTATTGACATCAAAGCGGAGATTTCCAGGCTTAATATCGGCTTGATAAACTCCAAGTTTTTTTTGTTCTAATATTGATAAAACAATATCTGGTAAATTTATTAGACCACTATCAGAGATATATTCCTGCAGTATGTACTCATACTCATCATCTATCAGGGCCTCTCTATGATCTTTCTCAGTTACAAGGTCTAGCAAATTAGTCTTTGTAATTTTTCCGTATTCATAAGCTTTTGGACAAGATACACATTCTGATTTATTAAGATGTCTCATCACTTCGTATTCTTCTTTAATAGTGTTTTTTTTACGTGGGTTAAACACCAGCTGAACTTTAAGCACATATTTTTTAGATGTATCGACCCCTATCAGGGCTTCTTGCCTGCTATTGAACTCAAACGAATTAAAATTTAAACTTTTTAACATAATTAATTTCTACCTTTATCTTGTTTCATAATTTTCCATACACTACAACTTGGTGATTTGGATTTCCGCTGGCAGTCTTCCCAACGGAATAGACTTTAAATTTCTTTGCAATTTTCATAATTGCAGTTATATCTTTATAACAACCAAAACGATCATCATAATCATCAAATATCCAAACTGGATTTTCAGATTGAACTTGCCTAAGATAGAAAACGTCTCTAATAACGTCTCCCTTGTCGTGTGCTCCATCGATGTAAAACAAGTCTATTTTTTGATTTGTTGAGGAAATAGTTTCTGTCATTTTTTGACTATTGCCCTCACAGAAAACCATAAGATCAGAGTATTTTAATTCATATTCGGCATTCCTTGCATTAACAATGTCACAGGTCCAAACTTTACCATCAATATTGTTGCTCCTAAGATATTCGGCAAAAGTATAACTTTGAAGCCCTTGCGCGGTACCTACTTCAGCAATGTTCTTAGCTCCATAAATTGAGGCTATATTACACAAGTAAGTTGGTCTTACAACCAATTGTGACAATGCAGATTCTGTTTCACTCTGGCTTAGTTTGTGATTTTTTGCTTTTTTAAGTTGAGTAGGTTTTGATACTTCTTCCCATATTTTATAATAATTTTTCGGAACCTGTATTGATGTTATCTCCGGTATTTTAGACACTTCTTTAAATGCTTTAGATGAGTATCTCTCGAATATTAAACGTCCAATATCTTTATTTAGTTGTGGTTTCCACTCTGTGAACCTATGAATTTCAATGTTGTTCTCTTTTAGGAGTGAATAATACTTTTCTGCGATCGGTTTAAGCTCAGCAACTTTTTCTATGTCATGACGACCTTCGTGATCGCCATCGGCTCCACAGAATATATCTATGTGTTTAATCAAGTCATTGGCTACCATATCTTGAAACAGAGGCCACTCGGCACCCTCAATATTTACTTTCATGATATTGAAGCTGTTTTCTAAATCAATATTATTTTTCTTGATCCACTCAGAAAACCTCGTACTAATAACATCTTCGTATTTATCCAGCATCACATTATTTTTAGTTGAATAAATTGAATGACCAAGTAAGTTTGGAGAATGATATAGTCTCATTATTGATTCTTTATCAGCTATAGCTACATGTTCTATCTTGACTTTGGGGTTAGAAGCATATCTTTTAGCTACCCCTTCGGCATATACCGAAGAAGCTTCAAAGCCATACGCCTTATAGTCTTCCACCCCCAAAGCAGGTAAAATTTGATTCACAATCCATTCTAGCTCTACTCCACGATAAAGACCGAGATCAAAATAATTAATTTTCATATTAGTGATTCCAAAAAATTTATGTATTGAGTCGAAATAACTTCCATATTGTAGTCTACATCCCAAGAATTTTGAAGTTTTGTATCGAAAGATAATTTTGGAGGACTGTAGAGATCAATAGGCTTAAAATTCCATTCTTCTTCAGGAATTAGAATTGCATTGGGGCCCGCAACTTCTTTTGTGCCACCAGATGTTGTGCAGATTACTTGCGCGCCGCAGGCGCGAGCGTCGACGACAACATTTGGACAACAATCCAAATAGCCTAAATGAAGAAAGAACTCAGAAGCCTTGTATACAGCATATAATTGATTTTGTGTTAAATTACCCATGTAGAATATGCTCGGGTCATCTAGCTTTTCAGCAGCTATCACATTCCCTGCTACGATAAGAATATCCTTCTCAGATTTATGTTCTAGAAAATATCTGATATTTTCATTTAGTCGTTTATGCGGGCGCCAAGAAGCCGCACAACTCCATATTCTACGGTCCTTAACATCATTCCTCATCGGTTCAATACTATTAATTGTTTGTACATCGGCACCATTATGAATGACAGTTCCATTTTGGTGATCGCCAAAGAATTTAGTAATCAATTCTTTTCCATAGTACGATTGATATATGATGCCTTGTGACTCGTTATATGTTCTTTGTATATTCTTATTTTGCGACTTATAATCAAATCTCGTATTATAATATATTCCATCTAATCTTTGGGCCCTAGGCACTTGTAGATCTTTGTATGGAGATTCAATGAAACACAAAGACACATCTGCGTTTTTCACGTCGGCTAATTCATGGCCCGCACCAATAATATAGGGGGTTAATTTTCGTGCAAAAGAGTTTGGACCGTTTGAACTTTTAAGATTGATATTTTCAAGCAAAATTTTCATCTGTTAATCTCTCGTATGATGATTTTGATCTTATCTTAAGCATTAAACTATGTTGTTTACTGGCTCTTGTTTTATTAACAGCGTTGGGGTTTGAAACATTATATACATAATTTATTTCACTAACATATTTGGCTCGTGGTCCGGACATCTCTAGCATTGGCAACATCATCGCTTGATCATAGGTCATTTCATAAAATTTACCGTCTTCATCCATAAGATCTTTAGTTTTAATTTTATTCCACAAAAAATACTTAAATGTCTTAAGGTGTGAAGCGCGCCAAGTATCTTGACGATATAGATTATTATCTACAATATGAGAAGGATAATTGCTTGATTCAGCCCCTACACGACCAGTTGGGTACTCTACAAAGCTACCATATGTCATCCAACATTTTTCCTCTGTATAATACCGAGCTAGATTAGATAGAACGTAATCTGTCGATAGCCAGTCATCTCCATCTAATATCACCACCACATCTTGCGTTTCTGGATTAGCAATATTTATGGCGTCATGTATATTTTTAAGTGCATACTTCTTTTCTTTATTTTTAATGATATTAAACCTTTTATCTCCATTGACTGCTTTTATGGCAGCAAAATATGTATCGTCCGTTGATATATCGTCTGTCACTATGCATTCAAAATTATCATAATCTTGCTTTAGTATGCTAGAGATACACCTTCCAATCCAACTTTCAGAGTTATAAACAGGCACAATTATTTTAAATTTTATTTTATTTTTATAAGAACTATCTTTTATAAAAGGTAAATTTAAGTTTGAATTATTAAGCGTCTCTCTCCAAAAGATTTTGGTTCTATCCTTCAAATAACTGATCGCCCTATTTTTATCACCTATAAACCATTCTTCGTCGCGATGTTGAACAAACTCATTGCTTATGATTTCACATCCTAATAATTTCGCCTCAATAGCCGTTCGAGGGCAAGTGTCTTTTCCTCTTGGAAATGTTATAAACCCTTTGGACCTTGAAAATTTATCCAACATCTCTTGATAACTTAGACCCTCAAACACTTCATAATTAAGGTTATTATCAATAGCATAGGAAATCGCATCTTCTGTTCCTTTAATCCAAGAAGGAGATTTTTGAATAAGCCAAATGTCCTCTTTTTGTGTTGTATCAACAGAATTAAAATATTCAAGTGATTTTTTATCGAATACAGAGCTTAAAACTTTTGTTTCATCCTTATCCAGAAATGAATAAAAATTGCAGTAAAATTGTCGTTGCCCCTCAGACATAAACCATACATTGGACGCGCGCGATAAAAATATTGATACCGCTTTACCGCGCTGACTTAGCCTACAATCGCATGCACCTTCGATATTTTCATGTTTTTCGGAAGATCTGTATTTACAGTATTTATAGTCGTACTCTATCACCGAGTAATCTACGTTATCTGATATAATAATCAAATTTGCTGGACTTATGTTGGCAAAATTCCCAAAAATCCAATACCAGTCCTTGTATTTAGATATTACAGAGGAGTTAAGTTGCTGAGACCTAACCAAGACAGTTGGTAATGGACAGTCTTGTAATATTGCATCTGTTGTCAGCTCGGCGCCACCGGGATAATCTTGTTTAAAAAGATCAGAGACAAATACTATCATCTGTTATTTTCTAACTTTGCAAAAAGATCATCTATTGACTCTTCCGGCATTGTTAGGACTTCTCCTTCAAAAACAGAATTACAAAATTGCTCATATAATTTATCTTTTGTAAAATTATCATGCACATAATTCTTTAACGATTGTGCTTCACTCTTCCAATACTGCTCCTTTTCTAGGAGATCTTTTAATCCTCTCTTAAAAGAATTTTCTTTTGGGAAAGCCCATTTAGAATCTGCCTGTACAACCCCGTCCCAAACAGCAGTTTTTTGAACATTAAGCAAATCGTAATCAACCTTAATAACTCTTGGAATTTGCTTGCCTTTCTTATTTGGCTTGCAAATAAAATCCATCTGTCCAGACCAAGTTGTTGTGATTAGAGGTAATCCGTGGTAAGCAGCCTCAAACAAAGGAAGTCCGTACCCTTCGCCGTGACCAATGTTAATCATTGCCTTCATAGTAGGGTGCTCGTAGAGCCACGCTAGGTTCCCAGGAGACATCTCACCGTGAATTAGGTACACAGAGCACTTGCGAGGACCACAAGCGTTTAGAAGAGCTTCTAGGCGCTTCTGTGTGAGTTCTCTATCTAACACAGAGTCTGACGCAGTATTTGTCTTCACTACCAGACCTACATCCTCGTCGTCGGCAAATGTTTCCACAAACCACTTAATGGTATTATCTAAGTTTTTTCTTGGACCCCATTGAGATACGACGAGAAAGTTCTTACTAGTTCTAAACTCAATGCTAACATTTTCTGGCTCAGACATTCTAACAGGATAGTTAACTGTATCTACTGGTATTTGAAGTCCCCAGCCCTTGTGCTCGTTCCCGGCCTGATCTTTGACATTATATTTTGTTTGTTCAAATACCTTCTTTGAATGATCAGAAACGACAATGATCCTATCAACGGTTTCATTAGATTTGGCAATCCATTGTGGAGATACCTTTGTTGTTTCAATGCCAGCTGTGTAGCCGATGTTTACAGGTGCGATTTTCTCAAACTCGTTAGGAACTGTGACTTGTAGTGAGATATCAAACTGGCCTCTTTGTTGTACATAAATTTGAGTTTTAAGAATCGTTTGATGAATAAAATCCGCTTCCTCATCTACAGAGGAAATTTGTCCTGTTCGTCCCCAAGGGATATTCACAATATAAATATCAAATAAATCTTGTCTCGATTGCAGTGCTCTCAAAGCAAAACGAGCTTGTTCTCCATATCCTGAACGCGATAGGACCGGGCCCTTAATTAAAACCTTCTTTAACATTAGTAAACCTTTACTTCGTATGAGTTGTAGCCCTTGCGATCTTCCCAAGAACCTTTTTCTTCGTGAATTGATGTGAATAAGTCATCCCATGTTTGGATAAACTTATCAAATCCAAATCGATCTTCGGACCAAGCACGACCAGCCATACCCAGTTCTCTTCTGGCTTCTGGTGTCATCTCGTAAAGTTCAACCAAAGCATTAATAAAATCATCCTTATTTAGACGATCTTCGTAAATGTATGGAACCTGCTGTGATCCGATAATTGCTTTTGAAGCCGGCTGTAGTCCGATACCAAAGAACTTTTCTCCGTTCGTTACTTGATCTTGAAGACCTCCGGTCATGTTTACCAGAATTGGCGTGCCGCAAGATAGAGACTCTAGGGTAGAAAGACCAAACCCTTCAGCATCAGAGATACAAATTGTAAGATCAGACATATTGTACATTCCAGCTAAATCTGCTGCATTGACCTTCTCTCTTGAAAAAAGAACTTCTCCATTAGTAAGACCTAATTCATGAATTATTGCTTCCAAATCCTGTCCATGTTGATCCTTTACGTCTGTATGCATGATAAGGCATGCGTTGTCATGACCAACCTTGTCTAGGAATTCCTTGAACCACCAAATTAATGTGCCTGATTGCTTACGTCTTGCGTTACGACTGTTCCAGAAACAAACAAACTTATCATCTAAGTTCTTAGACATTCTCCAATTCTTTATCTCTTGAGCGGTGTGGGGCTTAAAGATATCTGGATTTACCGCATGCGGAATGTAGGAAGAATCTACCTCTGGCGCCACTGTCTGTACAATGTCATGTGTTAGCTTTGAAATACAAGCAACGTGATCGTTTGATAGGTAAAACTTACGATTGAAACTTGGATATGGATAATTGTCCCAAACATGGTAATAAACCATTGGAACATGCGCTCGAATTTCATTTTCAATTGACCAAAGCCAACCATAAAATCTCGGGTCTGTCATGAACCAAAGAATATCCGGCTTTTGCTGACGGATCATTGCTCGGACCATATCTTGATTGCCATAACCATCAACAGGCCAAATTACCCAATCACTACCCCACTCTTCAGTTCTCTGCGGGTCGTGGTTTGGGTGCTTAACAGCACCTCCAAAAGAAACAAACTGGTACTTACCAGTCTTAAGCATTCCTTCAATAATGTATTTTGTTTGAGTTCCAACACCACTCGGAGACAGCGGGTGGTCGCTGATCGTAAAGATCTTTATTTTATCTGACATTAAAATTCCTATCTGCAGTGTTCAGTGTTGCGCAACGAACAAGGATAAGGCTTCAAGCACTTAAGTCGATTCTTGAATGCGATGCCCTTTTGGATATTGTATATTGCTTGGTATAAAAGTTTAAGAGCGTTTTCAGTTTTTTTTGGTCCGCTCGTTACTCTAAATATCTCTACTCTATTACTTTTTGCTGTTCTCTTCAACAAAGCAAAGTGAGTTTCAACATCTTTGGGGTCTAGATTGTGCTTCTGACAGAAGAAATGTTTGTATAAAGTAAGCTGGTATGTAACCATCTTCTCTGCCTTCTTGCGCGAATCCCAGCCCCAAGAGCAAGTCTTCCAGTCAAAGATGTGGTATTTGTTTCCTACCTTAACGACGGCATCGACAAAACCTTTAAAGTTATATCCAAAGTTTTCAATCTCTTCGTATAGAAGCTCCTCGGAAGAGTATACCTCATAATCTCCAAAGTATTCTCCCAGAGCATCTTCTACCTCAGCAAGTATTTGAGGTCCAGCAGTGCGCATCTGCTCGACATTCTTCTCATTTACTTCGATATTTTTTTCGGCAAGTTTTTGTAGTTCCTCATCAAAGCCAATCTGGAATACCTTTACTTCATCTATGTTCTCGCGCAGAAGCTTCTTTTCACATACATCGTGGATAGCAGTTCCAAACGCGGTGTATTCGTTGCCTTCAAATGAGGCTACCTTCTCGATCCAGTTTTTCTTGTGATAATGAGGGCAGTGTGCCCAATCTTTTAGTTCGGAATATGATATGTGTGTCTTCTTATTTGTCGTCATTAAGGATTGCTACTACTTTCTGGTACAGGACCGGGCTTATATTTCTAACATATCGAGGGCCTTCTGTAAAGTATTTTTCAAAGCCGTTAGCAAAGTATTCCTGTATAGAGGTAGCGGCATATGGAGAACAAAATAAACCCATTGTTATGTTTAGTAACGTTGGGTATCCAACCACATTGGCTAAAAAGTTATCAAATGCTTCATTGTATTCAAGGTAATCATACCTTCTCTGCGGCATCTCATCAAAACCTTCGGCAGTTAGAAGATGATAAAGACGACTTCTTTTTCCAGCAAACTCTGCTATCAGTCTGTCGTCGTAAATAAAATGAGGATCTTCCAACTCTACGGCGTGTGCTACTTCGTGAACAAAGTTTTCAATCATATCTTCGTTTGTCGGCTCATCTAGTTTCATATAAATGGCACCGTCGTTGTAAGCAGCATTGCGACCGTCTAGAACTGGACTATCAGAGATGTAACAAACGTCTACATTTCGTAGAACACATCTTGGTAGCATTTCTATGATTTGCTCACAAAA